AATCACCGCTTAACAGCTGATGTAGCAGAACTAAAGGATCATTTTGAGAAAGCTCAAGAGTCTCTTATGAATGCATATCAGTTAATAGGTAATATAATGCCAGATAATGATTCAGTATACTAAACTTCCTATACCTGATGATACAGCATGGGATATTAAAAGAAAGCCAATATGGCTACGTCATATAAACTGGCGTATAAAAGAATTCTTTAGATCTGTTTATAATGTAATTCGTTGGTTACCAACTATCTGGAAAGATAGAGATTGGGATGACTATTATATTACTAAACTTTTACAAAAGAAAATTGAACATCAGCGTGAGTATTTAGTTAAAGCTAATAGACATGTTAATGTAGACAGAGATAATTTCTGGATGACAGTAGTACTTAATCTTTTAGAGCGTAAGCATGAAGAGTATTATAATATGGAAAAGTATAAATATGTAGTTATGGGAGATGAAGTCTTTGCTGACTACAAATCAGATACACTAGATGAATATATTAAAAAATATCCTAGTGCTGAAAGAGCTGCTAAAAAGAAATACCCTAAGTATTCTCATTTTGATGACAGAGATGCTTTAGCACATTTTATGTGTCATATACGTCAGAAAAAAGCTGATGACTTAATATTTGAAATTCTTAAAAGACATTCCGCTGAATGGTGGGATTAAATAATTTATTATGACAGAAGAAAAATATATAGACTTAAAAGATACCTATCTTAAAAACATTAAGAAATACATGACAGAAGAGGGAGGATTATTTTCTCATATCAGCATCTTTGCTGAAAAACTAAACTGTGATGAAGATGATGATGAAGCAAATAAAACTGCTATCATTCATATTCCTTTACCTGATAAAATAGCTAATTCAGAAGAAGGTAAAGAATACTTTGTTACTAAAATGCTACCTGAAATAGCTAATACATTAAAAGAAAGTTTTATAACAACAGGTGTAGCCTGGGCTTCTGAAGCTTGGTTAAGAACTTCTCATATTGATGATAAAAAGTTTGAGAACTGGAAAGACATGCCTATAAAAAAAGAAGTGTTAATGGTTGCTATAGAATCTAAATTTGGCAATGAAGCTTCAATATACGAGATAGTTCGTAAAGGCATGCAGGTAACCGAGGACGGGTTAGCTGATACAATTGAATTAATTAAAGATGAAAAGTTAAGTGGTAATGATTTACCTTTACAAGGTAGATTTACTGGACTATATCAAAAATTTATATAATGACAAAATGGATTAAAGACTTATTTAAATCAAGTAAAGTAAAAGAATTAGAACTACACATAGTAGTTTTAGAAAGAGAGCTTTTAAAAAGACAAGAGGACATCAATAAAACCAATGCTTATTGGAAAAGAAAGATGCATAACCTCAAAAAGAAGGAGGATTAATAGTTTATAGCTCTATTATCCAATGTATTAATAATCAACTGTTTGTAAATTAAGCTTTAGTAAGTAGTTTTATATGAAATAATACTACAATTATGCTTTATCAATTGCCAAACGGAAAGGTAATAGAGATAAGTACAGAGCAATACATTGAAATGTCAGACGAAGAGTTTGAATACTTAATAGCTTATAACTATGGTGAGGTTGTTGAAGATCCATGGTTTGGTTCAGTGATAAGTAAGGCAGATAATTCTAAAGAAGATGTTACAGACGCTATTCCTGACTTAACAGATATACCTATATCAGAAAGACTTGTTAATCCTGATCTTGACATGCAAAGAGAAGAAGATTAAGACAACTTTTAATTATTACACTATTCCCCTAGGTTTATAATCTAGGGGATTTTTATTTTAAACAAAATACAAAACACGCAACATGCAGAAAGTTAAAGTGTCAGCAGACAAAAATGGTAACATTGTAGCCATTTCAGAAAGTAATCCAGAGTATGGATATATCCGTGTAGAGCAAAATGCTTTAGAAGTAAACGGTAACAGTTGGTTAAAAATTGTAAAGAGATCCACCTTAATTAAAGGTAAGGTTACAGATTTAGTAGAAGCAGGATTTAAAAGTAATCAAGAGCTTCCAGGTAAGATTATTGTTATAGAATCATTTGAGCCATTCAATCCAGAAAATCCTGATAGGGATTTAAAGATTGCAGGTAAGACTGGAGTTATATGTAGATATGATGATCAACCTATTTATAGACAATCATTCTATACTACAAATCCAGATGCTGAGGATCAATTTATTCCTCATAATAACACTGCTGAAATTAGAGAAGTTCAGTTAGCTCAGAGTGCTATTAATACATTAAATCCAACTGAAATAGACTTATAAATTTCAAATTATACATAGATAAAGGCTCAGGTAATCTGGGCCTTTTTTCTTATATTTACCAATCACATAATACATCACAACATGTACAATCATCACAAAACCGTATCTGCTAACTCTAGGGGAATAATAATTTCTTTTAGAGATATCAACAAACATAAGTTTATGGCTTATGACAATCAGTACGTAAATGAGCTTCAATTAAAAGGTAGATCAAAATACCAACAGATTGAACCTCCAGTGTTTAACTTTAAACAACAACAGATTTATTCTGAAGCTGTATATGGTCTTAACATATTTAGCAAAGAAGATTTACAAAAAATGCCGGCTAGTAAAAAGTCAGCAATCCTTAGCCATTTTAATAAGGTGCAAAGGTTTTTAAATGCATGGAAACAAGAAATAGTTAATACTAAAGTTGATTCTTTCTTATTAAAGCTATTCCCACGATCATCTGTTATAAAACATATGGTGGAAATTAAAGGGTCTGATGACACTTTAAAAGACAAACATTCATTTAAGGAACTTGGTATCAGTAAAAAGATGATAGCTAGCAAACTTATAGAAGCAAGATTATTACCAAAAGAATTTTTTAAACTTAGTTAAACTTATGCAAAATATATTTGTAACAGACAATGATGTTCAGCTTGTGTTAGTCCCTGATAATGAATTAGATAGACTATTACTTAGTAAACTATTAGACAATGGTCCAGTAGAAATTATTAAAGTTAGTCAACCTATAGGTGTTATGGGGCAATCTATACAAGATGGAATTATTGTTAAAAGAAAAATATCCTCAGATGATTCAAGCAAAACTTAAAATATGTGCCGGCTGTAATCAGCCTAAACATATTTGGAAATCTGATGGTAAAGATAAATACTGTAAGGAGTGCTGGTATCAACATCAGCCTCCAAAAGGTATGCCTAAGCCAACCAAGAGACCTAATCCTGTTAGTAAAAAGATGAAAGAAACCATAGATGAGTATTCTAAACTTAGAAACTTATATATGATAGCTAATCCTAATTGTAAAGCAGGATTAATAGGCTGTACTAGTATAGCCACCGATGTTCATCATAAAGCAGGAAGAGGAGAAAACCATTTAAAAGTCTCTACTTGGCTTCCAGTGTGCAGATCATGTCACCGTTGGATTGAAGAAAATCCAGATGAAGCTAAAGAATTAGGCTTATCAGAATCACGTTTAAATAACCAAAAGCAACACATCATTGATATTATGAAAGCTGATGAAGATGATGGATTGTATGATCAAAACAAATAACTTATGAAAAGATTAATTGTCTTATTAGTATTATTTACAAGCTGTGGAGTAACAACAGCTTCTGAAGATATGGAAAGTCTTCAAAAGAAATATGATGTAGTATATCGTATATCTAATCATGAATACATAGTTATTGACTCTTTAGGTACATATGATATAAGAGTAGAAGATGACGGTACACCTTATTCTAAAGTTAAAATCAAATAAATATGACATTTGAAAAATTAAAAGAGACGTATGCTCATCTAGTAATTGATTGGGCTACAAGAAACCAGTACACAATCTCAGATCATGTACAGTTTATAATCATTAACATCTTATTACATAGAGATAAGATTATTGGTCATGGTGGAAGCTTTATTCAAGCTTTTATGGCTAATAACTTACATGATGTAATTAGATATGCAGACAATGAAGTAATGACTAACTTAAGAACTATCTATCAAGCCTATCAAAATATAGATACTTATTATCCAGCTAAGGCATTTAGAGATGAGTTAGAAAAACAACAAACTACATTATAATGTCTAAAAGAGAAACTATCCAACAAGAAGCCTTAGATATGGCTATTAAACACAAACGTTGTGGTCTTGGTATATCTATGGGTGTTGGAAAGACACTCATAGGACTTAAATATGTAGATCATTTTAGAGATTTAAATTCAAAGCTTAGGGTGCTAGTAGTAGCCCCTAAGCTTTCTATATTTGATAGCTGGAAAGATGATGGAGATAAATTTGGCATTAGCCATGATAATATGGAGTTTACAACTTATTTGTCAATAAATAAGTATAACCCTAATAATTATGATCTAATTGTATTAGATGAGTGTCATAGTTTATTAGACTCTCATGAAATCTTTTTAGCCAACTTTACAGGTAGAATATTAGGACTCACTGGTACTCCTCCAAGATATACAAAATCAGAGAAGGGTCAGATGGTAAACACATATTGTCCTATACTATATACATATGTAACAGATAATGCTGTAGACGATAGTATTTTAAATGATTATAAAATTTTAGTACATAGAATGTCTATTAGTACAAGATTAAATATGTCTGTTAAAGCAAAGGTTGGTAGTTTTTATACTTCTGAAAAGAAGAATTATGATTACTGGACTAAAAGAATAATGGATGCTCAATCTAAAAAGCAGGAGCAGATAGCTTCTGTAATGAGAATGAGAGCTATTATGGATTTTCGTACTAAAGAAAAGTATACTAAACAGTTACTAGAAAATATAGAAGATAAATGTATTGTATTTTGTAATACGCAAGATCAAGCTGATAGAATCTGTACATATTCATATCATTCAACTAATAGAGATTCAGAAGATAATCTACAAAGATTTAAAGATGGAAAAATAGATCAACTATCATGTGTTATGCAACTTAATGAAGGTGTTAATATTCCTAATTTAAGAGCAGGAATAATTATGCATGCATTTGGTAATGAAAGAAAGTCCAATCAAAGAATTGGTAGATTGTTAAGACTTAATCCAGATGATACAGCTTATATCCATATACTATGCTATAAAGATACTGTAGATGAGAAATGGGTTACAGAAGCTCTTAAAGACTTAGATCCTAAAAAAATAAAATACTTTGATGTAAATCCTTATGACAATGAGTAATCACTTAACAGGTAAGTTTATAAAAAAAGGTGGACGTTTAGACTTTAGTAGTCTTGCGTCATCAAAGCAGTTTGAATTATTTGTATCAAACGTACCTGAGAACAGCATAGTAGAATTCTTCTATGAAGTTACTCATGATGATGGTACACTTCCACAGCTTGCTAAGCTACATGTAATGCTAAAACAATTAGCAACACATATTGGTGAGACTGTAGAGAATATGAAGATACTAGTAAAAGATAGAGCTGGACTATGCATAGCTAGAGAAGTAGCTGGTAAAGAATATTTCTTAGCAAAAAGCTTTGCAGAGTGTTCTAAAGATGAGCTGTCCCTTGCTATACAAGCAGCAATTGAAATTAGTCACGAGGTAAATCACCCATTGGTATAGTTTCTAACTCTTCTTGTACTGTTAATCCTTTGCTTTGAGCAACAACTTCTAAATGTCTTACAAAAAAAGATAAGAATGCAAAATGCTCAATCCATTCTTCAGGATACTGATTCTTTAGAATATGCTCTTGAGCTTTAATAATTTCATCTTCAGTTTTACCTTCTAAAATATATAGAAGCAGCTTTTGTAAGTTAATTAAAGTGTTACCTCCAACCTCAATAGGAAACGTGGTATCTCTTTTAATTGCTGTATAAGTATTAGCCATAAGTGTATATTTATTTATACAAAAATAATCAAATTTATGTTACAAACTGTAGATCTTGCAGATATAAAATGCAAACTAATAGAAAAATTAAAACCATCAGGCTGGTCAACTAAGCTTAAAAGCTTTGTGCAATCATCTGATTTTGATAAGATTTTACAGAATTTATATGATTTAAGAGAATCAGGTAAAAGATTTACCCCGCCTCTTAAACAAGTATTTAGAGCATTTGAAGAATGCCCCGTAGATAAACTACGTGTAATTATAATAGGACAAGATCCTTATCCTCAGCTAGGTGTAGCAGACGGGTTAGCTTTTTCATGTGGTAACACTGATAAACCTCAACCAAGTCTACGAAACATGTTTGAGGCAGTAGAACAAACTGTATATCAAGAGTTTCCAACTCATCAAGATCCAAATCTTACAAGATGGGCTAATCAAGGTGTGCTATTAATAAATAAAGCACTCACTTGTGAAGTTGATAAGGTTGGATCTCACTATGAGGTATGGCATGAGTTCTTGATGTATGTGTTAGATATACTAAACTTTACAGACAGCGGTTTAATCTTTGTATTATTAGGTAAACCTGCACAAGAGCTAGAAAGTTTAATAGGTCCTAATCATTATATTATTAAAGCTAGCCATCCGGCTTCAGCTGCTTATACAAAAACAGTATGGGACTGCAATGACCTTTTTAACAAGGTGAATGAGATTATTACAAAAAGTAATGGTCCAGAATTTACAATCAATTGGTAATCAATTAAAAACAATTTTATGGCTATTCAGAAAGAAAACGTGTCAATTGATGTACAAGACATCATTGAATTATTACATAGTGGTTATACTTGGTATAAGAAAGATGACTTAGGATATGGTTCCATCCAAGAGAAGTTTAACGCTCTAGATATTCATATCAAAACTATCCAAAAACATCCTGAATTAAAAGATGTGGATACAATAGCTAAAGTATTTGTAATTACTAACAGAAACAAACAAACTAATGGAACAGGAACAACCACCAATACCGTTAATAACTCCACAGATGGAATCTCTATGGAAAGCTTACTTAAACCTGAGCAAAAATCTGATACTAGGATGCCAGGAGAGACAAGCTTACCTACAATCAGTAACAGAACTATTGATGAAAGAACAGACACTGTTCTTGCAGAAAACACAACAGTTACCTCTGATCTCTCAGCCTTTGCCAGCCTCTAATTTAAGACCAAGTCCTACTATGAGTGCAACACAGTTTCCTATAGGACGTCAACTAATAGGTAACGATGGTAATACATGGGAAGTAAAACCTACACATTCAGGCGTAAAACGTTGGGTTAGAGCTTATACTAGACCTACTCCATCAATAAATACTAGCATTATTAATACAAATGCTCAACAATCATTTAAATACAAACAAAATAACATGTCTAAAGTAAAATCTATTACAAAGAAAACTACTCAGGAAGTAAGAACAATTGACACTTCATTAATCAATAAGGAAGAAGTGTTTAAAATGCTAGCATTAGCAGAAGCTACAGGATTACCATGTCTTCTTGTAGGTCAACCGGGAGTAGCTAAAACCAAAACAATTATTGATTATGCTAAAGCATGGTTAAATAGAGATGGCAATATGTCTGCAGAAGACTTTGCTAACAAGATTTATATCTTGGAGACAGATGAAGGCACTAAAGCTTCAGAAATTAAGGGTATGCCTGATTTAGGTAAGTTATTTACTAATAATGAATATGATCTTAATACACCAATTGCTGATGCAGAGATCGTTATTATCAACGAGGTTGACAAAGCAAGCTCTGGTATCAGAAATGCAATGTTAGGTGTAATGAACGAGAAGTTCTTATTTAACGGTAAGCACAAGATCCCATGTAAATGGAAATTATTTGTAGCTACTTGTAATGAAATCCCTAAAGATGAGATTGGATCTCCATTCTGGGACCGTTTCATGTTAAAGATGACCGTTAACCGTGTATCTGCAGGTGAATTAGCTAAATATTTTAGCAAAGGAGCTCGTAATTATAAAGAGAAATTCTCTATTGGTGTACCTAATAAGCAAGAAATTGAAAACTTAGAAGTACCACCAAACAAGTTAGAGAAGTACTTAGAAGTGGGTTATCAACATAGCTCAGATCGTACATTAACATTTGTGCCTAGTTTAACTAAGGCTGTTAGTTACATCTGGGATATTAGTCTTGATAAAGCTCTTGTAAAGACAGCTCAGATTATGATTTCTCAAGCTGCAGGTTCAGAGTTACAGAATAAGTTGATGAGTCCAGAAATTAAAGCAGTTATGTCTAAGGTGGAGATGTTACATTCTCATAGCTCTAATGAGCAATTAGAACTAGCTATTGCAGAGATTGAAGGATTGATTAACACTTATACTTCTCGTGGTATTATGGATGAAGGTCAAGTAGAAGAGATTGAATTATCAATGCAATATATTCTAGAGAATCATCCTGCTAGAGAAGTTAAAGTAACTGAAGATTTTGAAGCTATGATGTCTGAGGCAGAAGTAGTAAATGATACTATGTTACAAGCAAACACTACTAGTAACCCTTTTTAGAACAGGGTTATATAAATATAAGAGGTCATGTCTATTTAAAAGACGGAATCGTATATAGTTTAAATGTGCTCACTGGTCAACTGAAAGAAGTTTTTTCTATGGCTGGTGAGCCCACTTTAAATAATAACCCTAAAAATTAATAAAATGGCACTAAGAAGTCTCAGTACAGGAAAGCAGTATAAAAATGTTTATACCATCCTAGAGAAAGTAAAAAAGGGAGAAATCCAATCTCATTATAAAGACAGTGAAGGTTTGTTTGGTAAACTAAACTTCTATAAAAAGACTGATCTTATCAAGCCACACATGCATTATATAGATGAGAAAAGACTAAAAACAGTAGTTGACACTCATATAAATGATGCTAACAATACTAGTAAATACTATCAAAGATTTCAAAAAAGTGTAGGATTTGGTAATCTACCAGACGATCAAAAGCCTGACTGGCAAGCATTCCAAAAAAAGATGACAGAAACTTATAAGAAGTTCCCAACTCATGTAAAGAATGACATCTTTAAAATGTTCTATCATAGAATGGATAAACTAGAATTTGAAGAGCGTACAGATAAAAACTATACACAATATAAGTTCTTAGAGCGTTCTAATAATCCTGTAGGTAAGATTATGACAGAAACAAGTAGTCTTAAATCAGCTATCTTCACTAGAAATCTAATGCATTATTATATTATGCAGATGACTATGATGGAATATATAGATCCAAACGGTGCACAAGAATTAATGAACGGTCTTGGTGGTGATTCAGAATTTGGTAATCAGAATATTGATCAACTTATGGATAAGATGCTTGATAATAGATTATCTAAAAACATGATGGATGATGCTATACAAGATGCTCAAGATACATGTAAAGCAATGGATGAGTCTATTCCACAAGATCTTCAAGATGAGATGTTTAATAACGTTAAAGAAGGTGGTGGTGCAGGTAAACTAAGTCCTGATTATATAAATCAAGTAGCTGCAGATATTAGAAGAATAAATATGTCCATGGGTTCTCTTAAAGACAAGATTAAGAAGTTAATGGATAAGTCCAAGAACTATTTCTCTGCTAAGAAAGAAACGATTCAAGAAGACTTATTTAACTCTGATAATATAGCAGGATTAGATGAGTTTGTATTCTTACATCCAAAGCTAAGAAAGTTCATGATTGAAGACATTATGATTAAAGATACAAAGTCTATAGGTAAAATTAATATCTATATAGACGTATCTGGTTCAATGTCAGATAGTTGTGGCGTAGGAACTGTTGATGGTACAAGAATAGATAAACTAGATTTCTGTAAAGCATTTGCTCTTAAAATGCAAGACTTAGGTATGCTAAATAAGATATATGTATTTAATAATGCTGTAAAAGAACTTAAGACAGATTTATTTTCAATAGCAAATCTAGGAACTAGTGGTGGAACATCAATTAATGTAGTAGTAGATCACATCAAGAGACATCCTGATAATGCATTAGTTATTACAGATGCTGAAGATAGCTGTCATAGCTATTCAGAAAAAGCATTTTTCATAGGCGTTAAAGGAGCAAGATTTGATCACTTTAACAAAGAAACTATGAAAAAGTATTCTGAAGCTGGTCAAGCAGTAGTATTTGATGGTGCAAGAATATTTAATGTAGATTCAAAAGGTAAATACTAAAGATTGATTTTAGAACCTACTACCATAAATAATAGCATAGGAACTTGGGGATTAGTTGAAAGACTAGTCCTCAATCCTATGTTTAATTTAAAACGTTTAGTAAAAGAATAATCACCGGAAACTCCAGTGATAAAACCCATATCCTCGGATATAACAAAGTCCTTAGTATCAAACATATACATTACAGGACTCCCTGATACATAAAGTTCAGGAGATAGATTTAGCCTTCTATTAACAGGAATAGGCTTAGTATAAAATAAAAGAAGATTGTGCATTAGATTGTCTTTACTAAAAGACAAAGTGTAGTTAGCCCCCGTAACACCCCATTTACCCATAGGGTAGATATAAGCATATGTCAAGAAACTAGATAAGTTTCCAAACATATAAGCTGTAGTAAAACCATAGTTAGATATAGACTCTAACTTCCCTCCATTGAAATTCATTTTAGTATATCTAGAAGACAGTACAAACTGTTTTAGATTACTCCATACCATAGCACTTACGCCCCAAGAAGAAGCTCCAGTCATAGAAGACTGAGATATTCCCCCGCTAAGTACCAACGCTATACTAGCGTCAACATTTTGACCTGCAGTGAGATCAGAATTAAATAAAATAGGATTCATCCTAGCCTGAGTCTTGTTAGAGGATTTAGAATCCTTTTTACTATCAGACTTTTTTTCCTCAGATTTCTTTTCAGATTTAGACTCTGATTTAGATTCTGACTTAGACTCAGACTTAGATTCTGAGCTACTAGATGATTCAGAACTTGAAGAACTTTCACCACTAGAGCTGCTACTACTAGATTCTGAGCTTGATCCTTGAGAATTGCTTGAACTACTAGTAGAGCTACTAGAAGGTGGAGCAGCAGTAGGAGGAGGTGCAGCCGCTGAAGAAGCAGCAGCAGAAGCCGCAGCTGATGCAGCACTAGAAGCTGCAGATGAAGTAGCTGAACTTACAGCAGCACTTACTGCAGCAGAAACAGCATTGGCTGTAACTTGAGTGCTAGTTTGTGCAGTTTGAGCCACAGAACAGGGAGATAATCTACGATAATCTTCATATACTTGATTAATCCAAGTCTGAAATGCACCAGAAGATATATCAGCGGCAGTAAAAGTCCTAGACTTATTATAGAACACAATAACAGTGCTGCCAGTAATAGGAATGCTAAACGTACTGACAACTTTAGTACAAGGGTCAGTAAACGTCTGTATAAGAGTTTGACTATACGCATAACATGGTAGTAATACTACTAAAATTAGTGCAAATATAAACTTTTTCAATCACTTTAACTTATTTAAGATGAGTAGATTAGATTTAATTAAAGCTGAAGTTTTAACTCCAGATTTAACAGATCTCATAGCTCTCTTCTTTTTCTTAGCGTTTGCCATAACAATTATTTAGTAAATATACCTTTCTTAATCATACGATCTAGGATACGAGCACAAGCTATATCTAATGCTTTCTTAGTAGAAATACTAATAGTAGATTGATTAAATTTAACAGGATCTAAAGCCGCATCAGATAAACCTGAAGTCTCTTTAGTAGTCTTTGCTTCTCCAAGTCCAGAACCACTAAAAACCACACCAGTTTCAGCATCAGTGAATCTAACTTGTAAACCAATCCTCGTAACCATAAGTTGTTTTGTACCATCTTTAAGGCTAACACTTTCATCTTCTGATATACTATAATCATAACATTCAATAGTTACAAAGTATTTAGCAAGATTAATCTTACCACGTCCATCTAACTTATTCTCAGAGATACCTGCTTGGGAAGCTTGAAACTGCTTCACCATACGATTTTTAATCTCTGTTTTATCCTCTGTAAATTTGAATCTATTAAGATTCTCTAAATATTCCATAGAAATGTTAGCAACTCCTAATCCTACACGCTTTTCTTTAAGCTCCGGATACATTTCATACATTTCATCCGATATACCACATTTAAGGATCTGTATAGGTATTTGTGGACCTTCATAGTCTAAAAATTGAGATATGTCAATAGCTTTTTCAAAGCTAGCTTTATAATTTTCTGTCTGAGTCTTAGCTATTTGAGCTTTAGTATTTATAGTAAATAGTAAACAAGCTAATATTATAAAATATTTCATGATTTAGTTTTTAAAGATTTGGACAGCAAGAAGTATGACAGCCAAAATACTCCTGACAGACAATAGAATATAATATCTGTAGCCCAAAAGCTCCCAGTGTAATCTAAGAGCGTCTTGAACAGCAGATCGTATCCCAGTGGGAGAAAGAACATTGCTGCCATTAAGCTGACATCCCGTGAGGAACGAAGTATTTTTATTCTCTGTCTTTTGGTCATCAGAATCCATAGTGTTTAGTTAAGTTAACAATGTTCATCCTTGATTCTACCGCAATGGATACACTCTAAGTCTCCATCACCGTCAGTATCACCCCACTCATGTACACACTGTTTATGCTCATGATGCAGGAATTCTAACTTTTCCATCTCTTGTTTATGCTCTTGTTGATCAGCTTCTAAAACCTGACGATGTTCTTGCTCATCTTTAGAAAGCTCAAACTTTTGTTTGTTCTCAGTAACAGCTAAATCAGAAGCACGCTCTGCAGCTTTAACAAATGCATCAGGAATAGTTGGAGCATATGGTTTATTAGACTCTTTCATATCATTAGTATGAGAAAGAGTAGTACCATCTTCTTCATCCATTTTTTGTACAAGCATCTTGTCTTTATCTGTATCAGAGAACCAGTAATCAATAATCTTACCGTAAGAGCCAATAAAGGCACCTAACAATAACATTAATAACTCTTTCCATTCTCCAGCCATAGTGGCGTTATTAGATACAGCTATAAAAATAGCTACAATGATCATCATAAATGATCCTAATACTAACGCTGTAATAAACCAGCGTCTTCTCATCATTGAGCCTAAGAGTTCTTTAAACCCTCCAGCTTCTGGTTGTTTTTTATCTTCCATAAAAGTTTTTTAGTTCTTAATAATACATTACCATTTAGGAGCTTCTTCTTTAAACTCGTCTCCTTCTTTCTTTTTAACAGGAGCAGCAGGTTTAGCTGCAGCTTCTTTCTCTTTAATGATAACTGTTTTACCACCACTAGCAGCTGCTTGCTGATTAGAATTAGTGATATTAATAACAGGAGCTGCTGCAGCAGGAGTTTCTTTTTCATCTCCACCACCTGTTAATTTATTAGTAACAAATCCGCCTACACCTAGTGTAACCGTACTTACTAAAGTGATAAGAATCCCTTTAAAGGATTTACCAGTTGATTCTTGTTCTACTTCTTCTGACATAATGTATGTTTTTATAGTTTATTTAATTAATATAGGAAACTTTACTTCTTTACCGCTAATATCTATGAATATAAAATCATAGTGTTTTTTAGGTAAATCAACTAAGCTATAAGATTTAACAGTTAAACTATCTTTAGCTGTAAACCCCTCTTTCTTAGCAGGCTCTTCTGAACCAAATGGGATTATCTGTACAGAATACTTAGCTCCTGGAGTTGTTGCAAACTCTGCAGTGACTGTAGTACCATTTTGTACAATAGATTTAATACTTGTAGATGTAGATTGTTTACCTAAATCAATTGTTTGAAAAGGTACAGGCTCTACTTTTCTACAACTTGCAACTACAATAGTTAGCAAAAATCCTAAGTTCAATAATTTTTCTAATTTATTCATTCTAAAAGTTGTTATAACCAGTTAATTTAATTTGTGTAGAATTTAGATTAATACCTAATTGATTACCTTTAGCATCACTAGCATCCATAAGAGTTGATACTTTTACAGATGTAATAATATTTACACCTTCACCAATTGTGCTAAACTTAAGTTTGAATGGTGTACTTACACCAGATAAAGCAACTGATTTATTTTGATCTAATGCTCCAAATTTAACTCTGCCATTATTATCATTTGCAAAAATGTACCAAGTAGCAGGAATTGTAGGTATAAGCTCTTCAAACTTAATCTTTTTAGGATCGTATGTAAACTCAAACTGTAAACCAGATACATTTAAACCTTTAGTGTCTAAACCTACAGGTATTTCTATAGTGTTACTTGTAACAGTTAAGTTAGTTAAGTTTACATCTACAGAACTTACATCATATGGAGTGTTGATAAATCCTCCTGTAGAGAATGTAGACATGTTTCTAAATGCAGTGTTAGTTTGTAAACTATTAACGGCATTAGTTTGTACAGTAGAAGATCCTCCAGAAACAGTTACGACCTGAGAAGAGTGAGATCTGTTTACATCACCCCATAAAAGATATTTAAGATCTAAAACAGCATTTGTACCAAGAGCCCCTGTAGTTAAATAAGTTCTAGGATATGTTATATTTTTCCAGTTAGTAGTATTTATAGCTCCCCATGAACTGTTCACAGAAGTATTAAAACTAGGTTCAGCTTGGAACATATAATCATTATTATTCTTTCTTATATATACAGAGTATAATGAACTACCATCTACAGCTTTTGGTATAGTAGTAGGAATTTTATACTGAGCCCAAGCAGCATCTTCTGTTATATATTCTATAGGTCCTGTGTATACATCAAATAATTGTATACTTTTTAAAGTACTAGCTACAGTTCCACTAGGAAACTTTCTCATATCAACATACAAAGTACTATTTGATGTTCCAACATTAACATATACCCATTCAACTTGACCAGCAAGTGTACGTATTTCAGCTGCATTCCAAGTAGGAATACTCATATATCCCGCACTACCTGCAACATAAGTACTTGGAAGTTTTGTTAGTGTGTCTATATTAGCTACTTGACCTAGTAATCTAGGTAAGTCACCTCCATCTATCTTTTGGTTTCTGTTAATATCAGCAGCATATAAAGATTGTCCGGTCTTTAAGTTTTGACCGTTAGATCCATCTAATCCCATTGAAGTAAATTCATTCTGAGCTGTAGTAAAATCTGATATAGTAATTGCATTACCATAGATATCATATAATTTATCCATGTCATGCATTAAACTAACTTCATAAACTTTATTAGCAGCTAACTGAGATTGATTTACATCTACATCTCCTGTAGAAGTTACAGGAAACATCACTCCAGTATTTGTAACAGTATCTCTAAAAGATACTTTGAGATTAGAAAGATTAAATAAGTTAGAATTTAAATCCACCTTAGCTGTTACATATTTACCAAAGTTTTGGTTCATAGCTACAGCTGTAGTTAACGGAGCTTCCATTACTGTAGCATCATAAGCACCAGCAGCAGTCCAACCAGCTACAAAGTTTAGTTTAATAGGATTAAAAGTATATGCTGTAGAAGCAGCTTTAAGTCTAAACTTAATTTTTATAAAGTCACTATAGCCACTATAAGGCATAGATGAATTAGTAGACCAAGTAAGAGTAACTCTTAATATAGCATAAGGATTAGTATTACTATAGTTGTACTGTGCATATTGATAGTTAGTAGTACCATTAGTTGTATTATTAGCACTAGATCCTGAGCTCACTGTAAGAAAGTTATATCCAGGATAATCATAATAAGAAAGATTAATAGTAGAACCTTGAGGAAGAATGCCACCATTACCACCTGTACCAGTATGATTTACAGATACAATCTCAAAATTGTTTCTATCATATTGTAAATCAAATAGTAACTGACGAGTAGTAGCATTATTCATACCATTACCATAAATTACATAGTCAAACTCACCACCTCTATTAAGAGATGGACCACCTACTGATGCAGCAGCTTTAAACTTCTGTTGAGCAGATGCTTGAATAACAAATAAAAGAGTAAGAAAAAATAACAGTTTCTTCATTAATTAAGTTTCTTTACAAGTGAACTACATGCTTTTTTAATAGCAGTAGATAAATTTTGATTGTTAAATTTACCTCCCTCATCTATAAGAAGAGTAGACATTGATATCTCATCTGCAGATTCTTCTACAAGAATCTTTTTAACGAGCTTATCACCTTTATATAAGAATCCTTGTAGTCTGATAACTACAGATTCCTTGTTATTATGTATTATAGAAAAGCTAGATTGTGTTTTTAATACATCTAGATATACTATATCAACCTTTAAAACATTGTCAGAAGCGTGATCTAAATCATAGCCCTCAGCTTGATACACTTCTTCTAAGACATTCTTTATACCAAACTCTAGTTTTCTATTACCAGCTAAGTTTCCAATCTGGATCTTGTTAGTAATCATTCCTATAGCAATTGTCTTAGGTTCTTCATACCAAATGTTTCCTGGAGAGTTTTTAAAAGTTCCATCAAACTTCCATGAAAATTCATTAGACATTTGTTGAAGCTTTTCTTGATTACCAGAAAATTCTAGATATAAAGCATAAGACATTAAGGATAAGGCAAATACTAACCATAATCCAAATAATGTTAAAAAGCTATATACTAAATATAACTTAGCTTTATCAATAATTGCTACCATATTCTATAATTTTAAAAAGAAAAAAGGGTAGAAATTATCTACCCTGTCCTCTATATTTACTAACTTTTTTAGCCTTGGGGCCAGATGTTTTTGCAGCTTTTCCTCCTTTACGCTTGCCAAAACTAATTTTACGACTGTCTGATTTTACTTTAGCCATTGTGGTTTTTTTAAATATTATACAAGTAGGGTGTGAAACTCTTTAAAATGCTTGATACGATCAGCAAGACCAATAGTACCACCATTAACTCTTTTAGTGATCTTAGTAACTACTTCATCAGAAGCTCCTGTATCAGCAATTTCATTAAGCTTGTTCTTAGACCAGAACCAAGCAGCTGAAGATAGAGCATGTGTTGAAGCTACTGAATCAGGATTAACTGACATATCTACACCAATTGATTTACCAAATGCTGTATAGTTATCTTTACCAGTTAACTGGATATATCCACGACCTCTAAATTTATAACCATCACCTGATGCTTCAGGACCGTTACCCATACGTCCACCATATACAAGATTAGCAATCTTCTCAGGCTTCTTAGCATACGCTGCAGCCTTAGGTTCATCAACTGTACCATCAGGACGCTTAAAATATTTCTTAAATATTCCTGTTAATCCTTTAGCAGAGTAATTAAGGTTTTCTTGTGTAACTCTAAAGCCACCAGATTCATGACCAGCTTGAGCTAAAAAATGTGCTAGACGCAATGGAGTTTTAATACCAAACTTTTCTTGTATAGAAGGAATCTGAGCAATAACTGTGTCAGGAACATGTCCTTTTAAACGAGATAAGTCCATGATTAAGCCTTATTTTTAGGTTTGTAATATCTTTTCTTCTTTTTAGGAGCTGCTTCTTCAGCAACAACTACTTCTTTTTTAGCTTTAGGAGCTTCTTCTACTACTGGAGCAGGAGCCACAACTGGTTCTACAGGTGCAGCAAATAAGCTCTTAAAAAATGCAATTACTTTTTTCATACTATTTTTTTAGTTTTATCTTCCAATAAGATTGAATACCATAAGTAATAGGACCATTAATTTCAGTACCTATATTCAATCCATATATATGATCTTTTTTATTCTTTAATAATACTCCGGCACTTGCTCCTGTAATTCCAAGAGTTTGATTACCGTTTATACCACCACCAAAAAACATTTGAGTTTTAGGCTTTTCATAATGCTGTATAGTAACAGTATTAGTTATTGTAGGAATCTTATAATTAGATCTGACCGATCTTCCTCTAAGACTATTTTGATTAACTGTATCTATAATAGAAACATAACCAAGAGTATCAAGTCTGATAGTATCTTTAAACTCTACAAGAGCCATATACTTACTTAACAAATCATTATATTGAGCTAAAAGCTTAGGGTAATTTGTATCAGCAATATATTCTGGAGGAGTAGCAATTGTATCATGTAATACTTTACCTTTTAAAGTTAGTGTTTTATAGATGGTAGTATCATGTACAGACCATGTAGTATCATGGACAACTGTAGTATCTGATTTCTTACCTTCAAAATTAACATAACCGCATCCTCCTTGTTGGAAGAATACCACTACAATTAATATTAAGATAATTATACTAAGATATTTCATCTGACTTCTTTTTTAATGAAAACTTATCACCGGTATCACCAAGTAAAGCTGCTATACAGATATACATTACAGACTCTACCAAAGCATCTGAAGGTTTAATATCTCCATGACTAAAACTGTTAGCAGTTAATGTTACACATAAGAATAATGCACACATAAAACCTACTACAGGTTTGATTGATGTAGAACCACGCTCATCTTTAAAAAGATCTAAAACCCAGTCTTTAAAATTCATCTTGTGTATTTTATCTTGTTATCAGGTAAAACAGCATATACTATTTCACGTTCCTTTTCAGGTATAGCCGGAATAGAAGCTGACGGAGCAGCTTTATAAAACTGTCTTTCTATATTATCAATCCTTGTTTTGTCTATATTAGACTGAGCCATAAGAAGCTTAACATCAGCTTTTATCTCATTGACATCATTCCATATCAAAAGACTAACAAGTGATACTAAAGATGGGAATATCCACACCTTAAAAGCAGCTATAGAAGGATTCTCTTTAGTCATTTAATATTCTATTTTAAAAGTTTGAACTCATAAACAGAACCTGCTGGTTTCTTTAGACTGATAGTCAATGTGTTAGGTACAATATTTCCTTTTAAGTCTTTACGTACAAAATAACGTAAACCTGAAGGTTGAGCTACCACTGATTGACCTGCTCCTGGAGTTACATTTGTTGCAGGAATAACAATAGTGTCAATAGGAGTTTTAGCTGTACTAGCAACAGACATCAATGTACCCGGAATTGGGAACCCTAGAGCGTCTTTTTGGGCATAAAATTTCTTAGCCATTGTATAAATAATTTAATATAAACTTAGAATATGTAGAATTTGTACAATCCCTACAATATAATATACGAAATATTCAGGAAATTATCTACATTTGTGAACATAAAATCTATATATGAATAACCAAGACTACGCCACATACTTAGAGAAAAAGCTTATTGACAAGTTTAAAGAAGAGTTTTTTATTAAATTTGAATACTACCCTGTAGTTTTAACCAAAATCAACTTAGTTACAGACCCATCAGACAAGTCTCCTCTGATTAGTTTAGAGCAGTTAGAGGCCTATTTTACCCCCTTTTTACCTTCTAGACACGATAAGGTAATCCATTTAAAGCATAAAATTAGAATACGAGAAATTACAGAACTACGCTCAATTTTCTGCTTCCTAGCTAGAAACATGAAATACTCTCTTAAAACAATTGGAGAATATCTTAATGGAAGGGACCATACAACAGTCATTCATTCAGTTAACACATTTAAAGACTTAATTGAAACCTGCCCTGTATTTAGAGAGAAATATTACAAAGTATTAGATAACATTAAAAAAATAAATAATATAACAGATGAGTCACCAATTATGGACTGTTTGCAGAAAGTATAATATAAGCCCTAATCAGCTTTACTATTTAGATAGCTGTAGAGAAAAGATTGTACCTAGTCAGGTTATTAATGCTAATGCTCAAAGAGTTGTATGTGAACAGAGGGGTTGGATAGATCCTGAAGGCAATTTAACAGAAGGAGCATTATATATCTTAGATGAGTTTGAGACATTTTTAAAGAAGACTAAATCTAGAATTACAAAAGAAGTTTTAGGTGAAGATTTTATGAAAAATGTAAATGAATATAGGGAAATGTTCCCTGCTAATAGATTGCCTTCCAAAGAGTTAGGTAGACAAAGTGCTGCTGAGTTAACTAAGAAGTTTGTAGAGTTCTTTAAAAAGTATCCTCAATATGATTGGGAATTAGTTTTGGATGCTACAGATTATTACGTAAATTACTATAAGAAGATGGGCTTTAAATTTATGGCTACTAGTAGTTACTTTATAAGTAAAAATGATACCTCTAAATTAGCGGACACTTGTCAGGCTATATTAGACGATCCTAAAATATTAAATATCTAAAAATACTTTAGATATTTTTTGGAAGCTGTAAGTATATATCTTAACTTCACATCCCTCAAAATTACAAAAACACAGTGTATGACCAATTATGAAAAAGAGATAGAATCTATGTTCTATCAAATTACTATTCCTCTTAATGAAAAGAAAACAGTTTATGGTATTGGTTTAGATGGCTTTAAATTAGCTGTCAATAACTTAATGAACAAAGCTGTTCTAGAAGGAAAGATGGAAGCTTTACAAGAAGTTAGAGTTGACCTTAACAAACTTATAACTTCTATATAATGTCTGGGCAGAAAGAAAGACCTTATGGTGCCAGAAAGTATTCAGAGATCTTAAGGGAGACTGCTCAATACGTAGATGACAGACGTAAAGGAAATATCAAATCTTTATTAACACCTTGGCCTGGATTAAATAATGCCGGAGTCAATGGTATAGAATGGGGCTCTCTTATTACAATTGGTGCTAGACCTGGTGCAGGTAAGACACTTATTGTAAGTCAAATTTTAAGAGAAGCTCGTACATTAAATATTGGACAAGAATTTAATATTTTAGAGTTCCAGTTTGAAATGGGAGCTAAACAGTCAGGCTCTAGAGCTTTTGCTGCAGAGACTGCTCTTGACTATAATCAAATCTTAAGTACTACTCAAGCTCTTGATGATTATAATTATAATTTATTATTAAAGTATGTTAGAGAGACAGAGATATTAGAAAGTCAAGGTATACATAGATTACAAATAACTAATCCTATTAATAATAAAGAGATCATAGATGCTATAAAGCAATACTATGTGGCTCTTGGTAACAAACCTTTAATAGTAACTATTGATCATAGCTGGTTAATTAAAAAAGCACCAGATGAGAAAGAAAAGATTGCTACATTGTATAATACTGTAGAAGCATTAATGCAAGTTAAAAAGGAACTTCCTGTTATCATATTTATGATCACTCAACTTAACCGTACAATTGATGAGCCGTCAAGAAAGGAGCCAGGTAAAATTGGTAACTATCCTGTATCATCAGATGTATTTGGTGGTGATGCTCTTATGCAAGGATCAGATATGTTACTAGCATTAAACAATCCTTTTAAAGCTAATATTCCTTTATATGGACCTAAAGAGTATGATGTTAAAAAAAATCATATCTTTATGCACTTACTTAAAGTGAGAAACGGATCTGATGATAATAACTTATTATTTATGGATGCTAATTTTAACAGACAGAAATTAGTAGAAGTAGCAGAGTTTGATTCTCAGAATCCAACAGGTACATATCAAAGACGTTCAGCTAGAAATCAACAAGCTGGACAACAATTTACAACAAATCAATTTCAACCATAACAACACACAGTATGTCAGATTTTAATTTTTTACAGACTGCTGAAGAGCAGAAAAAAGAATGGAAGCGTAGCAAGCTTGAAGCTATACGTACTTACCATAAAACATTAATTGATGATCTTGGTATTAGTATCACAGATTTCAATATGAAGATGCCATTCCACAATAAACAAGGAGTTCTTGTAGTTGGTATCTTTTCATCAGAGTTTAAGAAAGAAAAAGGTTTCTATTTTGAATTAGTCACTAGAGAGCTAGATCCTGTAGATCCTAAGCGTACAGTGTACAGAATTCCATATAATGCAGCTTTTGAAGAAGAGTATGAATTAAATGAGAAAGGATCTTATTTAGTTCCTATTGAACAGTTAAGATCTGTTAATCATCAAGCTGTTGCCATTAGTAAATATGAAGCAGTTAGAAGTACAGAAAATGTATTTACAACAAATCCTAATCCTGTTTTAAAGGATATGCCAATGTATCCGGCTCCTGCTTCTATGGATATGTCAGATGCTCCTTATAGTGAAATGACTATAAGAGACTATTATGCTATTCATACAGGAAAAGCTGTAAGTGCTAAAACTTGGTTAAATGAGCTTATAAAATCTAAATAACACATAATAACAATCACATGGCACAAGGAGTATTAATTATTGCAGAGTCAGGTGCAGGTAAGTCTACAGCTATTGAGACCCTGGACCCAAAAGAAACATTCATCATTAATGTGGCTAACAAACCGTTACCATTTAAAGGATGGAAGTCAAAGTATTCTATTTGGTCTAAAGACAATCCTGCAGGTAATATGTATGATAAGTCTGGTACCCAGAATATTTATGCAGCATTACAGTATGTAAATGACAAGCGTCCGGAAATCAAAACCATAGTGGTAGATGATTTTCAGTACATGAGCTCATTTGAGTTCTTTGAAAGAGTAGATGAGAAAGGTTATGAAAAATTCACTCAGATTGGTGCAGGCTTAGCTCGTATAGCTAGAATGCCTAAAGACTTGAGAGATGATCTAACTGTATTCTTTTTAACTCATGCTGAAGAGTCTACTGATATGGACGGTAAGAGAAAATTAAAAGCTAAAACAATCGGTAAAATGGTTGATGAAAAGCTTACCTTAGAAGGTCTATTCTCTATTGTACTATACGGTAAGGTAAAGAAAGGCAAGGATGATGTAATCAGATATGTTTTTGAAACTCAGACTACAGGTGATAATACTTGTAAGTCACCTAAAGGAATGTTTGATACCTTTGAGATACCAAACGATTTAGGTTTAGTAAAGAAAGCAATCACAGATTTTGAAAATTAGTTAAACGTTTAACATTTATAAAACAACACGTATGTTTAGTACAAAAGGACAGGAAGTAAAACAAGGTGGTGGAGTACAGAAGTCTCTACAACCAGGAGTAAATTATGCACACATCTTTAGTGCATCAGTAAGAGAATCTAAAAACACAGGAAAGAAAGCTCTAGAATTAGTTTTAGAGGGACCTGCGTTAGAAAACTTTGAAGGATGGACTATAGAAAAAGGTAATGAGAATGGCCCTAAATTTACAGGCCAATCTGCTAGAGTATCTGCAAGTATGTGGATTGATTCTTACAATGAGACAAGTCCATCTAAGAATGAAATCATGAACAAACTTAGCATTATTGCTGTAGAATTAGGATTGAAAGATGAATTAGATGCTATCAGTGCATCTAGTATTGAAGACTGGGTTGCTCAAGTATCTAAGTTATTAAAAGGTAAGAACTTATATTTCTTCCTTAAAGCTCAAGAAGAAGAGTACAACGGTAAAACTATTGTTAAGTTGTCACTTCCTAAGTTTAAGTTTGCAAATGCAGACGAAACTAAGTTAGAGAAGTTTGATAAAAACAATCAGTATCATTATAGAGCTTTACAGAACAAAGCCGTATCTGGTTTTGAGCCTGTAAATGATGATTTTAACATGTAAGCTTTTCTTTCATATACATACAAGCGGGGAGGGTTTCTACTCTCCCCAATTTTTTTTTAAATTCTAAATTATGTTTAAAACTAAAAATCTGGTACACGATATAAAGGATGTACCAATACCTTGGGTATTTGAACATTTTTGCAAACTGAAAGGAAAGTTAGCTGGTGAAGATGTAAAGATTAAAAGCTTATTTAATAATAAAGAACGTACACCAAGTATGTGTATATACTTTGATCCAAAAATTAAAGTGTATAAATACAAAGACTTCTCTACAGGTAGAGGCGGATCAGCCATAGATCTTGTAAAAGATTTAAATAATCTATCTTATCATAAAGCCTGCAATCTAATTGTTGAGCAGTATAATGATTATGTCCTCCATAATAATGGTGGATACGACGTAAAAGAATTCAAAGAACAATCCAAGTATAAAGTACATAGTTATGTCTTTAGACCATGGACTACTCAAGATCAATATTTCTGGACTCAGTTTAATATTGGATCTAAAATATTGGATGAGTATTGCGTAAGACCCCTGTCTTACTACACTATGATAAAAGATGATAAAGAACTAGTAATTAGTGGAAACTATATATACGGTTACTTTACAAAAGGTGGTGAGCTGTATAAAATATACCAACCTAAAACATCTGATAAGAAGTTTTTAAAAATTAGAGACTACTTGCAAGGAGAGCAGCATCTTGAAGACAATGATTATTTAGTTATTCTATCCAGTCTTAAGGATATGATGTCTCTGAAGTCTCTTAAACTTTCTAATATAAATGTGATAGCTCCTGATAGTGAGAATTCTATGATAAAGAAGGACATTATGGAAGAGTTTATCAAAGAATATAAGAAAGTAATTATAATGTTTGATAATGATGAGGCAGGTATTAAAGCTATGGAAAAGTATAAAATTACTTATCCTGCAGTGGAAGTGCTTCTTCTTCCTATGAGTAAGGACCTATCTGACTCAATTAAAGACTATGGAGCTAAAGCTGTTAGAGACAGACTAGTTCCATTAATAAATAAAAAATTAAATGGCAGCTAAAAAGAAACCAACTAAAAGAGCAAGTAAAGCTATTAAAACTAGAAACTCCGGTACTATGACTGAATCGGCTTTCTGGTCATTTATAAGAAGTGCTCTTAGACAAAAGTCTAGATGGTGGAAACCTATTACAGAATGTAAAATGAAAGCTCGTAGGCCTTATAAAGGACCTAATAAGAGACAGAAGTTTGAATATGAATGTAACTGTTGCCATAGATGGTTTCCTGAAAAACAAATAAATGTGGATCATATTGTAGGAGCAGGTAGTTTAAACTGTGGGCAGGATCTTCCAGGATTTGTAGATAGACTCTTTTGTGAACAGGATAATCTACAGGTACTTTGTACAACATGCCACGATCATAAAACAAAATTAGAAAAACTAAAGTAAGATGGACGATTTACATAGAGACAGCTTCAGAGCTGAAGACTGTCAAGCAGAGTTAACTAGTATAACTCAAAAGCTTAAAAACTGTAATGATCTAATTAGAGAATTGGTTCACTTCCTTGAATATGAGGAAGCTATGACAGTAGATACTAGATCTCAACAACGTATGAGTGAAAAGCTTATAGAGCTAGGATTATGGCCTTCAAAATAATAAACTAATAATATGGAAGATAATCAAGAATTGGATAGTACTCCTAATTTTAAAACAATATGGAACGATCCAGAATTAGCTGCAGCAAGAAAAGAGTTTAAAAAGCATTGGGATGAAGCTATGCAGCGTATAGAAGATAATATGACTCCAGAAATGGTACAATCAATTAGAGAATGGAGATGTGAGGAAGACTATACATGGAGAGCTGTATCAAGAGCTTTTTATGTATCTTATCCTGAGTTCTGTATAGAACATAAATTAGATGACGGTAATCAGATATCAGGTATGATGATCTGTGAGGTAGCACAAAAATTATTAAAACAAGAAAACTCAGAAGGATGGAATTAGAAGCGTTAATGGAAGAGACAGTCATTAAATTACAAGATGACTTTTATAGTAAGAAGTTTAACTTCTCTTATAGTAGCTTAAATAAGCTTATATGGAATCCTGCAGTGTTCTATCAGATGTATGTTCTTGGTAATAAAGAAGAACGTACAGATGCTCACTTAATACAAGGTAAGATTATCCATGCACTTCTTTTAGAAGAGGAGAAGTTTAATGACCAGTTTGTTATTAGCCCAGGTAAACTTCCAGGTGATAATATCAAAATAATAGTAGATAGAGTTTATAACCATCATGTAGAAATAGCTGAAGATGGTGACACTCGTACTAACTTAGAAGAATTTGGAGGAGCCATCTTAGATGTAATGAAAGATATAAACTACTTTCAGAACTTAAAGACTGACCAACAACGTATAGAAAAGGTTGTCACTATAGAAGCTACAAACTATTGGGCATTTCTTAAAATCAAAGGATCTAAGATGTTAATTGATCAGGAAACCTATGACTACTGTAAAAGTGCTGTAGACTTAATCAAGACTAACAAGTCAATTTGTGAGCTTATTGGCTGTGATCTAAATGATTTTAGTAATGTAGAAGTACAGAACGAGCTTCCACTAGATATAGAATTAGCTAATCAACCATTTGGACTTAAAGGAATTATAGATAATCTTGTTATTGATCACGACAAAAAGACTATATTTGTTAATGATATCAAGACTACTAGTAAAGACTTAAAAGACTTTCCTGAGACTATTGAATTCTATTCCTACTGGATGCAAGCTGCTATATATGTTACAATGGCTGCTACAGTGTACAAAGAATTAATAGAAAAAGGATATACAGTTAAGTTTCATTTTGTAGTTATAGATAGAGCATTTCAAACATATGCTTTCCCGGTATCTAGTTCAACACTAAGCAACTGGGCCAACAGATTATTTGAAGTGATAGATAAAGCCAATTGGCATTATAGTAATAAAAGCTACGAGCTACCTTATGACTTTGCAACAGGTTCCGTAGTTTTATAAAGAAAACAATATGATAGAAAATCTTTATGGGAAGTATTTTCAGAAATCACGATCATTTTTATATCCAGCTCTTGGTATTAGACGCACTAGTAACATTAGTCCAACAGGGACCTATCTTTCTCTTGAGGGGAAGATAGATCCTGAGGATATGAAACTAGTTGTGGCATTTAAAGTTACTAACGATGAAGGATTTAAGACATTTGAAAAACAAATGTTGCTTACTAATCCTTTATTTGATAGTAAAATAGATGTAAAAGAATACACTCTTTATATATTTAGTTTTGAAATGTATAAAGATGACTGGTTCAACTTCTTATTGGGAAAATATTCTAAGCTTTCTGTAGTTCTTAAAAGAGCTATTAAGGCTTACTATGGAGAAAACTCTTCTGAATATAAATATATGGATACTTATCTATACCCCGAAAAGTATCACGGAGTCTATTCTAAATTACTAGATGTAGATGTAGATACCTTAAAGTCTATAAAGGAATTATGTGACCCATGTGATCTAGAAAAAGAAACTTTAAAAATTCCTGTAGAAGATACACAAATATTAGAAAAGACTACTTAACTTTGTAAAAACAAACAATATGAATAAATCAATGATGTTAATTACATCCGTATGGGGAAGTAAAAAGACATTTAAATTAATCCCTGTAACATCAGAATCTCCTTATAATGAGGCTATCTTTGACGTAGATAATAAAGTGTTAGCTGTTATCTCTAAAGAGAAAAAAGAATCTTTACATATGCTTGCCAAGCTTAATGAGTTTGGAGATCCTCAGACAATGAAGATCGGCAGAAGAGCTAATGGTAAAGACTATGCAGAAGAGCGTAAAACTCTAGAAACTTTCTATGAATACTATGTAGAAAACGTTCCTGAAGTGGAAAACTTTATTAATATGTTTGCTATTAATGCAGACAGCTTTGATTATAAGCAATACTTTGTAGAAGAAAAACCTGCTACACCTAGTAGCATTGTGACCGTATAATCTAACCCAAAACAAAGACTGGAATAGGGAAGAGAAATCTTCCCTTTTTTCAGCTTTAGTAATCAGGGGGAACAGCTTAACTGAACCAATATATATGAAACAAGACTTGCCTACCCATTGGGTTATGGATTATGAAACCCTTGTCAACTGTTTTGTAGGTGTATTTCAACACTATAAAGATGACAGTATTAGTGAAATATTTATCATCACTAAAGATCAAAATGATTTACCTAAATTTATTGATTTTCTAAAGAAGTGTGTACAGCTTAATCAGTGGCATATATCTTATAATGGTCTAGCATTTGATGCTCAGATCTCTCAACACATGCTTAAAAATGAAACTAAGCTATTAAAACTTAGTGGATTAGAAGCAGCTCAGTATATTCATAAACTAGCACAAGATATTATTAACAGATCTGATAGAGGAGAGTTCCAAGAGTTTGCACCTAGACAGCTTAAAATTAGACAGATTGATTTATTTAAGATGAATCACTGGGATAATAAAGCTAAGATGTCTTCTCTAAAATGGATACAGTATTCTATGGACTGGGAGAATGTAGAAGAGATGCCTCATCATCACAGTAAGCCTGTTGAGAATAATCAACAACTACAGGATATAGTTACTTATTGTATCAATGATGTACAATCTACTAAGAAGATACTAGAACATTCTAAAGAACAGATAGAGTTAAGAAAAACTCTTACTAATGAATATGGAATAGATCTATATTCTGCTTCAGAGCCCCGCATATCTAAAGAGCTATTCTTATTTTTCCTTGAAAAGAAACTAGGATGGGATAAAGCAGAAATCAAAAGACTCAGAACTAAACGTGATGAGATTTACCTTGGTCAATGTATTTTACCCTATATTAAGTTCCAGACGCCAGAGTTTCAAAAGATTCATGACTATTTTAGAACAAAGGTAGTTACATCTACTAAAGACAAGTTAAGATTTACTCTTGATTATAAAGGCGTAAAGACAGACTATGGTCTTGGCGGTATCCACGGTGCAAAAGATGCAGGAGTATATGAAGCTCATCCGGGATGGACCATCATGACTTCAGATGTAACATCATTCTATCCTAATCTAGCTATTAAGAACAAGTTTCATCCAGAACACTTACCTCAGAAAGAGTTTGGGGACCTGTATGAGTGGTTCTTTGAAGAGAGAAAGAAGATACCTAAGACAGATCCAAAGAACTATGTATACAAGATTATTCTAAATAGTACATACGGTCTCACTGGTGATGAGAACAGTTTCCTATATGATCCTAAGATGACTATGCAGATTACTATTAATGGTCAGCTACAGTTATCTATGTTGTATGAGATGTTATGTCTAGAGATTCCTGAAGGTATTCCTCTTATGCAAAATACCGATGGTCTAGAAATGATGATTCCTACATCAGCAATCTCTACATATATGGATGTCTGTGCTAAATGGGAAAAAATCACTCAGCTTAACCTAGAACATGATGAGTATTCTAAAATGATTATTGCAGACGTAAATAATTATATGGCTGTATATAAGAATGGAAAGGTAAAGTCAAAAGGTAAATATGAGTGGGAAGATCTAGAAAAAAAGAAGGTGGCAGTATTTCATAAGAATAAATCTTTTCTAATTATTCCTAAAGCCGTCTATGCATACTTTGTTTATGGAACATTACCAGAAGAGTTTCTTGCACAGAATAGATCTGTATATGATTACTGTGGAGGGATTAAAGCAAAAGGTGGATGGTACTATGAAGAAAGAAGTTTAGTTAATGGTGAATTAGTTACAAATAAACTACAAAAGATTGTTAGATATTACGTAACTAAATCAGGAACTAAAATTATGAAGTGTCACCCAGATGGTAGAGAGATGCAGGTAGAAGCCGGGGAATGGATGCAAAAGATAGCTAATGAGATAGACCCTAATATGTCTTATGAAGCATATGATATAGATACAGAATATTATTTAGAAAACATATACAAGCAAATAGAGCAGATTAACAAAGTTAAACTTAGCTCTTTCACACAATTGTCATTATTTTAAAACACAAAGACATGCCAGCAAAAACAGAATTTACAACAGAGCAGCGTATTAGAGCTGCTGTTTTACCTAATCATGGTAAGACGTATACAGTTATCCCTCACGGATATGTTATAGACGAAACTAGAAAAGAGCTGCAATCTGCAGGCTTTCATATAGATAAAGAAATTTACAAGACTAACTTAGATGGTCAAGTTGCACAAGGAATATATCATTTAAATCACGGCAGTGACTCAGATATGGGTCTAATGTTTGCATGGTCAAACAGCTATAATAAAATGATGAGATTTAAATGTGCTGTAGGTGCTCAGGTATTTATATGTATGAATGGAGTAGTATCTGGAAACTTATCCAACTACTCAAGAAAACATACAGGTAATGCTTTACAGGAAGCTACAGATACAATCAGACATCAAATTGCTAATGCTAGAACATTCTATGATCAATTAGTTAAAGATAAAGAACTACTAAAAGGAATCACGTTAACTAAGAGTCAACAAGCAGCTATTGTAGGTCAATTACTAATTGAACAAGATATATTAACTCTTTCTCAAGTGGGAATAGTTAAGCGTGAATTAGAAACACCTAGTCATACTTATAATTCTACCGCTGATTCAGCTTGGACATTATATAATCATGTAACATTAGCTCTAAAAGATTCACATCCAATGAGTTATTTAAATGATCATCAGAAGTTACACAACTTCTTTATAGATCAATATACAATTACTAAGAAGTTTGTACAACCAGAACTAAACTTTGAAAAAGAAGTTGAAGAAGAGTTGGTAGAAACTAATGATAGTGGTGTAATCTTTTTATAAAAATTATATGGAAGACAGCGTTGGTTCAGTATTTAAAGCAGTACTGCAACATCTAAAGTGTATTGAAGTGAGACTAGACTTTGCAAAAGCTTTGACTAGTCAAAAACAGAAATACGCTTTAGGTAATGCTGTACAGAAAGTAAAGATAGCTATTAATCATTTATGTGATTTACTACCAAGCTCATCTGGTGCAATGGAAGTAAAGAAAGAATTAGACAGTGAGCATCTAGTTTATATAATGTTACTAACAGAGCAACTATATGATCTTGGTAGTGAAGACATAGAAGAAGTAATAGAGTTAATAGAAAATCATATAAATAAAAAATATGGTAAGGGAGAAGTGTAAAGTTACTGGTAAATCTAGGTTTCCAACACCTGGAGATGCTAAAGAAGCTATGAACAGTCTCAAGACAGCCATAAGATATTATGATACAACAGGTAAAAGAATAAACAGAAGAGCAGGTAAAGTAAAACAGTGTAGATATTACTACTGCTGTCACTGTAATGGTTATCATATGACTAGTAATGATGCTCCTTTAGGTCAAAAGAAAAGAGAAAAGATATTTAAAGAAAGAGTAGAGTCAACTAAGACTCTGGTAAAGAATAAGCAAGAGGCAGAAGAGTGGAGAAAAGACTCTTTGCCATTTCCTGAAACTAAAACTAATAACGATGAGATGGTATAAGTTAAATGAAGACCATACTACAGAAATGCTACCCGAAGGAGAATATCCTTTGAATGGAGATTTACGTAGTCCTATTAAACACATAGGAGATAATGTTGTAAATGATCAAAGAATATCTACAGTGTTTTTACATTTAGATCACAACTGGGACCCAGATGGTGAACCAGTATTATTTGAAACCATGATCTTTGGTGGAGAGTATGATGAAGAAATGTGGAGATACTGTACATGGGAAGAAGCTAAAGCTGGACACGATAGAATTGTTAACTGCCTTGAACAAGGTATAAACCCAAATGAAGAAATATGATTATAGGAATTAACGGATATGCCGGCAGTGGAAAAGACACTGTCGGTACTATTATACAATATCTACAAACTATCCCTAGTAATGTATCTTTAGTAGATGTATTAGATTTTCCTCTAACACATCAATGGTGGTTAGAAGAAGCATCTGGATGGGAAATAAAAAAGTGGGCAGGTAAACTTAAGACTATGGCTAATTTATTTACAGGAATCCCTGTAGAGAAGTTTGAAGACCAAGACTTTAAGAAAACTATGCTTGGATCTGAATGGAATATGTCAGTGAGAGACTTTTTACAAAGACTAGGTACTGATGCTATTAGAGATGGCTTACATACTAATGCATGGGTTAATGCTCTTATGGCAGATTATAAGAAGATAGATTATAATGATGATGAACAACCTGAATTTCCTAATTGGATTATTACAGATACTAGATTTCCTAATGAAGCCCAAGCTATTAAAGATGCTGGAGGTCTAGTAATCCGTATAGATAGACCAGGTGTTAAACCTATTAATAATCATCCTTCAGAAGTTGGATTAGATGATTGGAAGTTTGACTATAAGATAGCTAATGTGTCTGATCTTAGAGCTCTTACTGGTACAGTAGAGACAATATTATTAAAAGAAAATATACTGTAATGTGTGACCAATGTGTAAACTATGAACTAGATGATAATGAGTTTCTTGAAGTTACTCAGGAAGACATTGATTATTGGAAAGAAAAAGGTAAGTATTATGGCTACCCTCAATGCTGTATAGATGCTTTTTGTAATAGAATAGATCTTAATCTAACACCAGCACAAGAGCAAGTACTTGATAATCATGGTTTTATACCATGTAATGATCATGCTCTTATGATAATAGATAGTAAAGTCACTTTAAAAAGTCTTATTGAAAATAGACAATGTATATATGATTATCCTATGGATGACCATGATGCTGAAATAGTAAAACTTATAATAGACAATGATGAAGAACTTAGACAAGAATTTCTTGACGCAGGATACGTCTCTGAAGAAAAGGAAGAGATTTAAAATACCTTATGTAAAGGTTAGTATTAAAGATAATAAAGTGGTCTATGCAAATAATAGAACAGTCTACGAAGACTCTAAAAACAAGAGATAATGGAAGAAGCTCGGACGCTATTAGTCCGAACTTCATCTATGGATGCCTAGGTGGCTGTATGAAGTCCTACTGCTATGTAGGCAGATATAACCACGATAAAGTATATGTTAATAAGAATACTGATGATATTCTACACTCTGTTTATGATTGGCTAGTAGATAAACCATGGCCTAAAGTTCCTAATCAGTGTGATGAAAAGTATTATACTATAGATATAGGCTGCAGTACTGATGTAGCTTTGATGACTAAATATTATAATTGGCAAAAGGTATTTGACTGGTTTGACTGTCATGTAATGGCTAAGTCTACTTTTGCCACTAAATATCCTAGTATGTTTCGTCCTAATGAAAAGTTTGTATTCCATCCTGATAAACACCGTATCCGGGTAAGCTTAATGCCTCAGATATACTCTGATGTATTAGAACCAGGTACAGATAGTATAGCTCGTCGTATAGCTGAAATTCCTAGGCTACAACAGTATATGGAAGTACATATTAACTTTAGTCCTATCATCTATACAGATGGCTGGCTAGGTGAATACCGTAAATTATTCCAACAGCTTAAAGATGCAAGTATAGATGTTAAGTGTGAATGCATATTCCTTACACATAATATACAGCAGCATCAGCGTAACTCTGAGATTGTACAAGATCTAATATGGAGACCAGATATTCAAGAGTCTAAAGACTCCCAGTATGCTCCTGATAATATTAGATATAAACACACTCTAAAAAGAGAAATGGTAAAAGATTTTGTATCTTTATACTCAGAATTTTTTAATCCAGTTAACATTAGATATATATTTTAATATATGAAAGTAAAAGATAAAATACCTTATTGGAAATTACTAATTGTATTTATATCAGCAATAGCATTAGAAGCTAATTCAATAGCAAGTTTTAGATATTTAATGGACAAACAATGGATAGGTATGGTATCAATGGTATTTATTAATCCATTCTTAACTTTACCTATGAACCATTTTACTATTGAGGTAAAAACATTTAGAGGAAGATCCTTAATTGCACTAGCTTTTGCACTTGGTTTTAGTGTAGGTGTGCTACTTATAAGACCAGCATTTATATAAAACAAACAATTTATGAAAATTTTACACATTTCAGATACCCATGGATTCCATAATGCCTTTCCAGATTCTACCTGGAAGGGTATTGATGTAGTAGTCCATAGTGGAGACTGTTCTAACTACTATGATGTATTTAGAAATGAGCAGGAAGTAGTTAACTTCCTTAACTGGTATGAGCTTGTACCCGTAAAGTATAAAATATACGTAGCGGGTAATCATGATACCTGTATAGAAAGAAAAAGAATAACTAAGGAAGACTTTGAAAAACGTGGTCTTATCTATTTAGAAGATGGATTTACAAATATAGATGGGATTAAGTTCTATGGTTCTCCTTATACACCAACATTTGGTCAGTGGGCATTTATGAAAGCTCGTGATAAAATGCATAATGTGTGGCAAGCTGTACCAGAAGATACTGATGTACTAATAGTCCACGGCCCTCCTAAAACTATTAGAGATTTATCATTTGATAGACATGGTCAATTAGAGTTCTGTGGAGACATGGCTCTTTATAAAAGATGCATGCAATTAAAAGATACTCTTAAGTTAGTATGTTTTGGACATATCCATAATATGGATGGTGTGCCAACTAACCAAGGTATATCTCGTTTTGCACATACCTCTACAGCATTTTCTAATGCAGCTTGTGTATATGATGGACGTTTTGATCTAGGCTTAGTATCATTTGGTAACAAATTTAAAATCTAACATATGAAAGACAAATGTATTTTATGTGATGCTGATACAGCATATGATAATACGACCCATGTAGACATGAGAGTTGGTTATATAGAAGGTGCAGGACAGTTATGTCATGCATGCTGGATGAAAGGTACTGATAGAAGACATTTCTTAGTACCACATAGCTTAGTTTACAATAATTCTAATGATGCAGAATTAGGAGCTAAAGTGAGAGAATTGTATTATAATATAACAGATTAATTAGTAAATTTGCGTATGTACAAAGCAGAAGTTTTATATGAGGATACATGCATTAGAGTGTATGATCCAGAAAAGAAAGAGTTAATAGCAGTATTTAAAACCTTTTCTAAAGCATCTAATAAGCTTGGAGTAGGACATTCAACAGTTCAACATAAGTGTGAATCTAAACGTAGAATGTTTTCACCCATCTTAAATAGAGAGGTAGCTTGTAGAATAGGTGTTATGAAACCCGGTGATAAAGAATTAATAGAACAAACTGAAAAGTACTTAACAACGAAACAGTTAAAAAAATGAAAAAGTACATAACAGCAATATTAAGTATAGGAACAGTAGCAATGCTGTTCTATACGCTGTTTGATTTAAAGAATCAAGTAAAACAAATATCAGTGTTGCAACATCAATTAGATAGTGTAACTATTCAGTTGGATAGTATATCTATAATTAACTTTGCAACAGAGGTAGAGAATGGTAGATATGAAATAACTTTGGAGCATCTTAAAGAGACTAATCCTAAAGCTGCTAAAGAGTTTGAAGAATTTATGAATACTCAAACTGAATAGTATGAAGCAATGGTTTAATAGAATTAAAAAGTATAATTGGACATTTATAATAGTATGGGTGTCCATATTTACACTATCATTTACATTGTGGTGGCAAATCTTTAAAATATTAAAAAACTTATGAGTAATTTAGAAGTAAAGACATTTGTAGAAGACTGGTGTGCTACCTGTCAAAAAGTAGCACCAGCCCTTATAAGCTTAGAAAATAAGTATAATAGACAATTGTCTTGGCAGAATTTAAGTATTGATCAGCATGGTGATGCTAATGCTGTTAGTGCGGTACCTACAATAATCTTTGTAAAAGATGGAATAGAAGTAGAAAGAATGGTTGGAGAAAGACCTCCATTCCTCTATGAAGAAACTATTCTTAAATACTTGTAAGATATGTCAGTATCTAGTAAATATAGATTAACAAGGTTAAATGATGGTCTTGTTAAAGAAGGTACACAGCTAGCTTGGATTAATTACAAGCTAACTGGTAACTCAATATATAAAAGAATAGCAAAAGGCAGGGGTCTAGTTATTTATAGAAGTATGGGTGACTACTGGCAAACTACACTAGTCCAGTCTTATAAAAAGTTAGAGGACGGTACAATAATGTTTACTACAGAAAATAGTAATTATAAATTAGAGAAAATAAATAATTAATATGACACCAATAGATAATAATACACATTATTATTTAGAAAATGATAGAGTCATATTCACAGCAGCTTTCCATATAAAAAGGGGAAGCTGCTGTGGTAATGGCTGTAGACATTGTCCTTATGAGCCTAAACACACAAAGAACAATATAATAAAACAACAACAGTATGATACTATCAGACAAGACAATCCTAAAAGAGATTGAGAATGGTAACATTGTTATTTCTCCATTGGTAGAAAAGCATGTTAATCCTAATAGTGTAGACCTTACACTAGCTCCACAATTTAAAGTGTACCAGCAAGGTATACTTGATCCACGCAAACCTAATCCTACAATTGATTTAGTAATACCCGAGCATGGTTTCTTATTAGAACCAGGAGAAGTTTACTTATATGCTTGTAACGAGCGTATAGGTGTTAAGAATAATATCCGTGCTAAGGTTGAAGGTAAGTCTAGTCTTGGACGTCTAGGTTTATTTATACATGTAACCGCAGGTTTTATAGACACAGGTTTTGAGGGTAGCTTAGTATTAGAACTAGTAGCTACTAGACCTATCATGATATATCCTGATATGAAAATCTGTCAAGTAGAATTTGCTAGAGTGGAAGGAGAGATTGGTGAGACTTATGATCAGAAAGCTGGTTCTAAGTATCATAATCAAACTGGTGTACAAGAAAGTCTAATGCATAAAAACTTTTAGTATGATAACTGATATATTAAAAGAAAGAGAGGTAGATCAAAAACCTAGGTTCTTTCTGCACGATGAAATGATAACTTGGTTATCTGATACTTGTTATTTTACTACCAGTATATGTCCAGAAGGTAGACAAGGAATAACTTTACCTTATATAGATTCTTATGGACAAGTGCACTCAACTGAGTATATAGAAATACCAACTTATTTTATTGTAGACAACAAGTGCTTAATAGAAGGAAAACAGATAGGTCCATCTACTTCTTCTTATATAGATTTAACAAACCATACTAAAATTATTAAGAGCTTAATTACTAGAGTTAATTGGTTAGAAGAAGCTATAAAAATTAATAACCAAAAAATAGGTTCAGAAATAGCTCAACTAGTTAGCAATCAAGTAGTTATGCAGAATGAACTTGTAGAACTTAAAAGTAAATTAAATGAAAAAAGAACAGATAATCAATAGACTTTCATCTACGCATATAGAAGATCTTTACATAAAAAGAATTCTTAAAAGAGCTGTTAGAAGACTTAAATGTAAAGGTATTAGATTAGTTATAAGACAGTCTAAAGAATCATTACTTAATATAGATTGGTTATGAAAAAAGCATTATATTTAGATGATCTTGATTTGTTTTATATAAAATAATTTTGTATCTTTATTATATAAAGAACTAATTATGCCTTATAAACCTATTTGTGGTGTATATAAAATTACTAATCTAATAAATAATAAGTACTATATTGGTAGTGCTATAAGTATTAAATATAGATTAAATACTCACAAAAGACTTCTTAGAGATAATAAACATTTTAATGCTCATTTACAATCATCATATAATAAGTATGGTCTATCTAATTTTATATTTGAACAATTAGAAGTTACTACAAAAGAAACTATGATTGAAAAAGAACAATATTGGATAGACCATCTTAATGCTACAAATCATAAAAAAGGCTATAATAAAAGAAGTATTGCTTCAAGTAATCTTGGTGTAAAAGCTTCTGAAGAAACTAAAAGAAAATTAAGTTTAGCTCATATTGGTCATAAGAGATCAATAGAAGCTCAAAATAAAATATCAGATTCTCAATATAAAGCTGTTGTTCAAATGGACTTAAGTGGAAATATACTTAACGAATTTAGATCTATTAAAGAAGCAGCTTTATTAGTTAACTGTCAAAGGAGTGGTATATCAATGTGTTGTAAAGGTATTATTAAATCTCATAATGGATATTTATGGTGTAAAAAAGAAAATATAACAAACTTTAAAATACCTATTTTAAATCATAAATTCATATCTACTAAAGTAAAACAAAAATGGAAAAGTTAAAAACTTGCCTCTATATAGATGACCAGCGTACACCAACTGAAACTCTTCCTAACTATGACCCTTGGCATGTAGTTAGAAACTATGATGAGTTTGTAGAATGGATAACTAAGAATGGAATACCAGACTTTATAAGCTTTGACCATGACTTAGCTGATGAGCATACTAATGATTATTTTAGTCAGCTAGCTCAGCATGGATATCAACATCCTAAGTATACAGAGTATAAAGAGAAAACAGGTATAGACTGTGCCAATTGGTTAGTAGAATACTGTCAAAAGAATAACGTTAAGTTAGGACGCTGTGCAGTACATTCTCATAATCCAGTGGGAGCAGCAAATTTACATAGCCTATTAAATGGTTTTAAACGCCATATGGGCTGGGATGAGGATTGTTATATAGGCAGAGTGCCATTCACTACAGAAAATAAATAAACATGCAAATAAGCTTAGCATTATTAAGTAAGAATGAAACACTGTTTGGTCTAATGGTAGACCAAGGTGAGTATGAAAGAACAAAAGAGGTATGGGTACCATTTAGCCGTCTAAGAGTAGGATTTATATTCCTAACCTTAGACGTCATGTGGTATCATAATATCAAAAAGTAATTGTTACTTTCTTCTTTGGAACTCTTGACCTTTAAGAGCTTTTACCGGGTCTATTTGAGATCCGGTAATACCAAAGATCTTAGCTGCATCATTAATAAATTTAGGACTATCTTGTTTTTGGAAGCTATAAGGACCTGCATCTTTTTTATAGAATGCTCCTTTATCATCAGTCATATATCCTACAAGATGGTCTAAGAAATCCATAGGTTGTTTTAATGTAACACCGTATATAGCATCAGGCATAATAATATTTCTACCTGTAGCTTTTACTTGAGACCATGAAGAAAACTGTTGAGTCTCGTTAAGTGTACCTAACATAACCACAATACCGTGGTTAAATAACCAACCGCTCAAGTTAAAGTCTTTTTCATTAAGAGCTCCACTACGCTTTCTCATCTTTTCAAAACGGTCTTCATCATCACCATCATATCCAAATACTAAACCTAGCATTGAGAATAATACTACTTGATGGGCAATGTCTGCAACAAACTTAAGGAAGTTTTTCTTCTCTTCTAGACTCATCATGTTATAGTTACCTACACCATATTTAAAGAAGTCTCTAGCAGTTTGTAATACAGAAGTATAATATCCTGTAGTAACTGTTCCTAAAGCTGCACTAGGTCTTGTAGCACCCACTCTATTCATAAGCATAGAGGTAAAGAATTTCTTTAAGAATGCTACTAGTCTAAAGGCAGCATAACGCTGAGCTTCAGGCTGATCCATTCTAGAATAAGTACCTTGCAATCTGTTAGATACTTCATGCATAGTGTTCTTAATTCTATTAAACTCTTCTCCTCCAAGATCGTATTTCTTATCTATACCTTCTTTTAACGTGATCTGACCATTAACTACTTCCCAAGCATCAATGTATCTAATATTCTTAGTTTGACCATTTAAAGTTTGTTCTACCTTAATATGATGCATCATTCCAGAAAACATTTCCATAGTAGCTTCTACCTCTAAGAACTTACGTGGAGACATGAAAAAGCTTAAGCTAGCAGTATCAGATGCAAAAGATCTACCAAACTGCTCACCTAAAGTTTTATCAAACATACCCTGTCCTGGATCAAATACTTGTATAAGCTGAGCATCTAATGATCTATTACCAGTCTTGTATAATTGAGCACTATGTGCTAATATCATCTTAACAGCTCTAGGTTTTCCTAGTAAGTAACTTTGATAGTTTATATACTTAGATCCGGCTGCTTCAATACTTAATTGAACAACTGCTCCCATTCTGTTTTTTAATGCAGATGGTAATACATTAAATGAGAAGAAACCAAAGCTAGCTAAACTCATCACTTGACTTTGGAACTTAAGTAGTGCAGGACTGTTAGCAAACCAACCGGCTTGGTTAACACCTTCAAACTCACGCTCATATAATCTCTGTATAGCACTTGCTCTTACAGACTCACCTTTCTTAGTTAAATAAGATACACGTCCAGTCTTCTGGAACATCCACTTATTAATCTTACTCATGTCTTTTACAGCATTGTCAGGATCAGCTATAGAAGTTTTAAGTGCTTGAGCAAATGGATTAAGCTCAACCAGCTTCTTCTGTCTTAAACCTGAGTGCATATACTTAAGCATAGAGTCACCAATATTCATACTAACTTGATCCAACTCTAGATTGTAAAGACCTGTAATAGGTACTTTCTTAATCTCTTCATCAAACATATTAGTATAAACCAACTGCTCAGGATTAAAGTTTAAACCATCTTCATAGTCATCATTAGCTTTAAAGAACATTTGTTTAACACCTCTCATCCACTCTTTAGCTTTACTAGCTTCTTTATCTGTACTAGTTCCTTGCAAGTATTCTAGTCTAGGTTTACGGTATCTAGGAATCTGTAGATATAATCTACTCTCTCTAGGTAAACCTTCTTGGAACTTAAGATGGAACTGTTTCATTTTTTCTAGTACAGCAAAAGCAGCAGGTCTTTCCCTTCTTAATTTCTCATAAGCAGGATTGATATATTTATCATCAACCGCTCCTTCTGCTACAGTTTTAGGTAACCAGTTACCTTTATTGTCTACAGTTACACCCACTTCTTTTTGAGTTCTATAATCTTTCTTAACTGATCTATAGAAGTAAGATAGGTTAGGCTTACCTAATATCTTTTCTCCATCAGCTAATGTAATAGTCTCAAATGAATCAGGGTCATTAGGACGAGTTCTATTCCATATAAATATACGCTCATATACTGTCTTAGTAGTTCCTAACTCAGCATCAAATACTTCCTTAGATACGTGGTTAGCTTTAAACCAAGCTTCATATTCAGCACTCTCATTAAATAATGTAACATAAGAGTTAGGTTGTAAAAGACCTTGAACAGTTTCATTATCTAGCAAAGGAAGATCTAACTTTTCCATCCAGTTATTAGCTATATCTACATAATAATCAGTAGCTTCTTTAGATTGTAGTTCACCAAGCTTTTGGTAAATACGGTTTAACTCAGCTTTCTGCATTAAGTTTAACTTAATCGTAATACCTTTATTTACTAGCTCGTTCATCCTAGCAGAATCCTCAGGAGATAATCTAGTGTTTATACTTTGATCTTTTTTGTTAAACAAATCTGATAACTCTTCAGTTTCAGCTTTACTTAAACCACTATATAACGATTTCTTTTTCTCATTAATCTTTTCCTGTAAAGTCTTAGCTTTATCTTTACTCTTCTGAGTAATATCTGTTCCAATGATCTGACCATCTTGATCTCTGAATCCAGTAGCCATATCTAGCATCTCCTCCATTTCTGTAGAAGAGTCAATCATGTCTCTAGTCTGTTGAGGAAGAGATTCCATAAATGCTCTAAGTTGATTTAACACTTTGTTTCTCTCATCAAAGAACTGTTGAGTGTAAGCTACAACTGTATTATTCTTAATCCATTTATCACGTGCCTCTATAAATTCAGGAGATCCTGCAGCAATACCATCATCTACAAGAGTTTGTTCCATTCTTCTTAAGCTAGACTCAAACAATCCTGGAGTAGGAACCCATTCAAAAAACTCTCTAGACTCTTTTCTATACTGACGTTCTATTTTAGCAATTTCTAACTCCTCTCCTGTTTTAGGATTACCTTCAGCATCTGTTAAAGAAGCTAATTGAGAGTATTGTCTCCATAAAAGTTTCTTCTGTTCAGAGACTTCATCATAGAAGTTCTCATCATAGTTTTGACCATCTAGTTCCTTAACTGTATTTATGATAATCTGCTTTCTTCTATAAGCTTCCTTTCCTAATTCTGACTCATAGATCTTTTCCCTTTCATAATATTCATTAACATACTCTTGATGAAAGTAATCTCTTCTATGCTTTCTCAAATCTTTAAGGATCTGATCAGCTAAAACCTCATCACCTTTCTGTAAAGCAGCATCATACTCATACTTTAAACGAGATGTTTCTAATGAAGCGTCTTTAAATCTATCTGTAAATGACCAAACATCTTTAGTCTCAAACTCTCCTTTTTCATTCAAGAATGGAACCTTTTCTACAGTGACTAATGTTTTCATTAGTTCTGTATAGTTACTACGATTATATCCAGCAGCTTTTAATAATGGCTCCATTTCACGAAGGAAGTCATTCATATTAATCTGAGTCTGAGAATCAACATCATTGTAAGCGTTCTTTAAGAACATTGCAAATCCACCAATAACAGGATCAGGAGAATTAGTATAAGCTTCTAAGAAAGCTGAATAAGCATTAGTATCTCCGGCTCTACCAGTAATAAGATCATTGATCTTTTTCTTAGTAAGTCTCATAGAGTCCCACTTCTGCTGCATATCTTTAACCTTTTGATCAGATCCAGATATAGCTTTTAATCTTTCAATCTCATCAGAGAAGTGTTTGTCAATACCTTCAGCTAAAGGGGTTAAGCTTTCAAATAATACACTATCTACATTATTTGCATATATCTTATGCACCTTCTTTGTAGTAGTATCTATAGTATATTTCAAGCCGGCAACAATTCTTCCAAACTCAGAATTTGTAGGTAAACCATTGGCAGCCAATCTATTATTAGTCTCATCTATAAAATTACTCCAGTTACGTAATAGCAAATCATAATAAAATAAATTACTAATCACTTCTTTACTTTCACCTTGAGTAGCTAACTGATCAATATGATTACTTATACTAACAGTTAATTTATCTAAACGAAGTATAGAGTGTACAAAGTTTTGGGTAGTCTTTTGTCTTATTGTAAACTGATCAAATATCTTCTGAAGCTCTTCATTAATTTCTGTATTATCTAATGTAGACTTTAACTCTTGTAACTGACCTCTTCCTGTTTCATCAACTAAGAACTTTCTAGCTTCAGAGTAGTTCTTATTTTCTTTAATACGTCTTATATGGTTAGTAACTACATCATAGAAACGTTGTACAGTTTCAGATATAGCTAAGTATTCTACGTTCTCTAGCTCATTAGTAAAATTAGTAATATCACGCACATAGTCTACATAGTCTTGCTGACTAATCACCTCGGTATTTATATCAAACTTATCTGATCTAAGCATATCTGCTAACTGAGATAGACTAGTATTAGCTGATAACTTTTCTACTTTAACTGCTGTACCAAAAGCTTTACGTAACATTTGCTTAAAAGCAAATAATAACTTATTAATAAAGTCTTTAAAACCTTTACTTGTTTGTTCAGCAGCATTATTAGTAGCTAAGGCCCTTACTAACACCTCTTGTCTAAATTGAGCAGATGTATCTTCTAAATCAGGATAGAGATTTCTTACATCAGATATAATGCTTTCTCCCTCAACTGTAGCAGATAAGTCACTATATATCTTATTAAACAATGTAGGGTTTTCTATAAAGATAGATGCAGCTAAAGGGTGAGCATACTCATGCAAAACATTATCTGCAGTAAATCTTCCATCTAATAAATACACCTTACCGTTAAAAAAGAAAGCAGCCTCTCCAGTCCAAGGATTAGTTGTATCTCTTGTTAACTTTCTAGCATCCTGAGCATTGATGACACTATAAGGTATACCAAAGGTAGTAGCTAATTGGTTAGCTAATGCAACTGCTGCAGTGTTACCAATGTCTATCTTTTGATCAGCTTCTGAAAATATAGGATTAGTCTCATCTACCTTAGTATCTAGACCTACAATATATTTAATAGATGGTTCTCCATTGGAGTCCTTTTCTAAATCAGAATCCATTACTTCCCAATAACCATACTTATCTTTAAAAGTTTGAGTATATGGCTGAGCCCAATATCTTAAAGCCTTTTCAGTATTAGGCTGAATAGCTAAAATATCTTTATAGAGGATTGACTCCTTACCATTAGGAGCCAACACCTTTTCAATGTCATTAGTTTCTTTATTACGAATTATGCTACAAGCCATATGTTATGAATTACAGTTTTTAGATTCTTCTACTTTTTGTTCTATGATACTTTCTATCTCTTCATCAGTTATAGGCTGACTAGATTGGAACTCTTTTCTAAAGCCTAAATTTGACTCTGCTCCTGGGTTTACATATCCATACTTTTTATAAAGCTCAGATACTAAATATGTATAAGTTCTAGGAGCCTTATCTTTTAATACATCAATTTGAGCATCATCTTTACCCAGTATTGTAGTCAATCCTGAAGAAGGAAATACAACTTTTGCACCATTACCTAAATGATTATCAATAACTTCTAAAGCTTGATTTATAAGAGCTATATTATTATCATAAGTCTCATCTGACCAAGATTGTGAACCACCTTTCTGTTTGATAGGTATACCAACGCTATTTCCAGCAGTCTTATAAGGAGCAGTTAACACCTCAGCAATACCATCTTGGTTAGTAGGATATACAAATATACTTTCTTTATTACTATTAATAACAGTTTCAAAAGCTTTTATCTCAGAATTAGTTCTTGGGTTATCATACACAGTAGCTTTACCAGCTTCTCTAAAATCAGATTGACCCTCTTCCATATTTCTAACAACTGTTTCTTCTGTAGTCTCTGTATACTGAATATAGTTCCTATATCTTAAACGACTGCTACTAGAATTAGAACTCCAGTTAGAATCAAACATATCAGAATACTTATCTAAAAACTCTTGAGAGATACCTTTTTCTGATACATTCTTCATTGGCTCCTCTAGTAATTTCATTAGAGTTTCTGTAGGTAGTATAGAAGATAGTGTACTTCCTGACTTATTTATACCAGCTCTTAAGTACTCAGCTATTATTAATCTACTAAAAAATTTAGATATCTCTAGATTCCTGGTCTTGTCTGCAACTTTCAATGTTCCAACATCAGATAATCTTACTAGGTTTTCGTGCAAGACATTAATAATTTCTGAATCAAGTCTATCAGACTTTAACTTTAATGTTCTAAGTTTTCTACCCTTATTCTTACCTCCCTCACCAATAAAACTAATTTGATCCATAAGCATGTATTCCTCTTCTAACTCAGAATAAACTCTTTTTATATTCAAGAAATCATCAGCAATACTGTTCTTAGACTTAAGAATAGTATAGAAGTTAAAAGTTCTTTCTAAAGCACGGTCAGCTAGTATTTGTTCATACTCCTCTCTACTTTGCTTTTCTTTCATTGGAATTACAGATCTTAAGTATTCTCTCTCTAATACAAAGTGAGTATACTCTTGTAAGTTCTGACTTCTCTTAGGTCCCATTTGAAAGGCTCCTATATCAGTTTTAGCTAATTGTAAAGACTCATACCCTTTTCCTGCATACTCTTTTTGATCAAAGTCTAATGCAATCTGTTGAGGATCAACATACATTACACCATCTTTTACAAACGCTCCATATTTAATTTGAACCTTTTCAATAGGAATACTCTTATTTATAAGTAATCCTTTATACTCTTTTATGTTCTTTAGATCTATACCTTTAATATAATTCTGCATTAAATACATAGGTATATCATTTTTAAATGCTGCTACATATTTCTCAGCATCCTCAAATGTCTTCTTATACTTATTTGTATTAATCTTATTAATTAAATAATTGTTTACAGTTTCATCTCCTCTAAGTTTCATTAATGGCTTCCATAATTTTAACTGAAAGGCTTGTACAAGGAACGACTTGATAGGAGAATCATATAATATGTTTGTAACTAAGTCAGAAGGCACTGCATCTACAATATTTAACTTAGATATTTTACTAAGTCTTTCTTGAGCAGAAAACAATGATTTAGAAGGAGCTGTGTCTAAGTTAACTGTTAATTTAATATTAGTTAGTTTAGCCATTAAATCTTCTAATTCAATAAAGTGTAACAAAGTAGCCTTAGATATATCAGATTCTGTATTCTTGTCTTTAATGTTATTTAGTAATTCTTCAGTAGTATATTCTTTTTTATCGTTATACTTATTAATAATTCTGTAAATATCAACATTACTTACAATAATCTCTCCAGTTTCAGTTTCTCTTGCACGACCTGTCTTTTTATCTATAGTTAAGTCATCATAGAAATTACGAATAATAAATTCTTTTCTTACATTAAATTTATCATACCCCTTTCCTTTACTGGCTTCATTACCAGCAGCTTCATAGAAAGGACTATTACGTTTGGCTCTATCTTTAATATATTTAATAACTAAAGGTTGTGATACAAAGTAAGCAGCTGTTTTAAAGTCTACACCAGTTTCTAGTAAAAATAGCAAAACTGGTCCGGCAACATTGTTACCATTAATGTTAAAGATCCAAGCATCTTTTTCAATGTCTACCCATCCGTTCATCAATTGAGAAATTAAGTCAGAGATCTTATCTCCTGTTACAGTTTCAACATCTGATAAAGATATGTAGCTCTTACCATCCTTAGTAACAGTGTTATGTTTCATACGGATATTAATAGGACGCATTTCAGTAACAACCTTTCCGTTCTTTACTTTATATTCTTTAGTAATAGGATCTATAGGATAGTGGGTATACTGCTTTTCAAGTCTAGCTCCTACTCTTTTAAAAATAGAAGAGTATTTATTATCTACAGCACCAATACCTAACGTTCTCTTACCGATGTTATTAGACTCATGTTTATATAAGTTGTATCTAGGTTCTAAAGTACGAGTAGGACTAATCTTAGAACCTTGTTCTTTAGTCTTATTAGCTAAAGGATTATACCCTTGAATGTTTTCAATAGATAACTCATCAGCTACACCTTTAACAATATCTGTATCGTTAGGACGGATAAGAGCATCAAAGTTATCAGGGTGTTCTAAGATCTGACGAATAGTTTCAATTATTTGATTTTCAACAGCTTTAACACCCTTACCAGTTGCATAAGTAGCTTCTTCATTATCATATTTATAATTAGGTTGGAAAATAGTTAACTTATCAATATCAAAGTCAGATCCTGACTTAGCTACAATTTCAGTTGGAGGTACAATAATAGACCCTGCTTCTTCAGGAAGAAACTCATAGACTTCCATGAACTCCATAGAGTTAAATCCTTGCACAGGAATACGTACACCTACCATAGTAATAAGCTTACGGTTATCATTTTTATCTAACCACTCATCTTTCTTAAGCACTTCATTCAAACGCTCTATTGTACCAATCTTTTTGCCATCAGTATGCTTAAGTTCAAGAAGTTTGTAGTAATCACCCTTCATTGCTATTTTTACTTTCATAGCAGAGGTAGATCCATTTTTACCTTTACCTGGACGGTAAGTAGGTAAGTCATTAGTACCATATCTAGCTAATTGATCTTCTGTAGGATTTTTAAATCCTGATTCAAAACCAGCACCTGATACTTGAACCAATTGCTCACCGTTCATCTTCTGACGAACCAATCGTTTTACTACAATAGAGTTTAATAACTTTTCTATCTTCTCAGCATTAAGACTGAAGCTTAAGTCACTTTGTAAACCAAAGTTTTTAATAAAGTCTATATCATGTTCAGGTAAACCTTGACGATCTAACTCTTTCTGTACAAAGTTCATAAGACTCTCTGTACTTCCAGATAGGTTTCCTTTAGCATCCTCTTTCCAACCTGCCTGTTCTAATAATTCTTTTTTCTTGCCTTCTTGTAAAGTATCAAGTAATTTTTCAAATCTAGATACAAGCAATTCAAAGTCTTTAGATATAGGTATCCCTTGCTTAAATAAGTCATTGATAATCAACGTTCTAAGCTGGGTAGAGAATATAGTTTTATTCTTCCAAGTAGATTGGATATCAACTTGATCTTTTAAATATTGTATAAATACTCCGTTCTTAGTGTACTCAGCCTCTCCTTCATTCCAAGACTTAACAGATCTAGTAGCATAGTCATCATTCTCATATAAAGAATCAGGCTTTCCGTTAGATGTAATAGTAGCCATCTTACTTCCAGACTCAAACAATGCGTAGTCTACACCTTGTTTAACTAGATTATCATGAAGAGTTTCCATGTTAGTTCCTTTAACCATAGATGGAATAAGAGGTACTAATGAAAACTTATGAAACGCCTGCATATGTAACTTCTCAGTTTTTAGAGGACCAGCATATTGAAACTTCTTTGTAGGAAAGAATTCAGTAATCTCAGCAGGATCTACAACTTCATCATTAACAATCTTATTATATAGCTCGTTCTGCTTATCAGACCAAGCTCCCTCTAAAAGAGATAATATTCTATATGAGTCAAATGTAATCCATCCTTGAGCATCTCCTTCTGTCATTTCTTTATAAGGAGATAAAATCTTTTCAGCCTGCTCTTTTGTATATTTACCAGAACTTACTAAAGCATTTACATACTCTTCAAAGTAAGCTGACTCTACTTTGTTATCTTTAAATACTACAGAATTTAATATACCATCAAATGATCGTTTAGCTGCTCCAATCTTATTAGCGTATGCTCTACCTATATTATTAATAAACATAGATGTAGATTCACTAGAAGAGAAAGATCTACCTGTAGATCCAATAGCAGCATTACGTTTATGAAATTCTTCTTTAACATGATTGTACATAGCTAAGTCTCCATATAGTACAGAGACAGCTTCCATATTATGGATTAAAGCATTTACTGTAAATGATCTTAAAGCAATCATAGTAAGCTCTTGTTCCTTACCTTTACCTATATTTAAACCTGTATCTTTTCTAACTAAGTTGCTCAATGATGGTATACCCTTACCTCCAAATAATATCTCTTCAGACATATAAGGAAGAGTAACAAAACTTTCAAAGTTCTCGTCTACTAAATTATTAATATAGTTATTAATATCATTAGAAATTCTTTCAGCAAACTTAGGATCATCCAAAATACTTAAAGAATCTTCTTCATTAGCTACAGCTATTAAATCATTCTTAAGACTATCTGATAGTATATCATCAAACATTGTAAACGTCAAACCTCTCTCATTGAATCCTGGAACATTAGCCGCTTTACCTGACTTTACTATAGCAATACGTTCCATCTCAGCAGCAATCTTTGGCTTAAGAAGAGATACTGTAGCATTATGACTTTTAACTTTATCTGCAAAGTAACCACTACTAATATATAAATGATTAGCATTCTGATTAAACTCGGTATCTACTTTAGATACACTAATACCATAAGCAGTAGATTTAGACGCATGTCTTGGAAGCTCCATAACACCACGAATTAGCATGGTATGAATATCCATTAAAAACTTACTAATAGGATCTAGCTGAGAAGTCTTAATACCTGTTGAGGCACTTTGAGCACCAACTATATTCTCTACTACATTCTTAATACCGTTTAAGTTATCAATGTTTATAGTAACATTAGTAGCTCCATAAGAAGCTTTACTAGTCTTTCTTTTATTCTTATTACTTAAGTCAAATACTTTACCTACAGGAATATGAAACAAACTATTTAACCAGATAGAATACTTAGCAAAAGGATTCTTTCTATAGTCTAAATGAGACATATGAGGTTGACTAACCATTTCATTATAGTCCTTGTCTTTATCATTAAGTTCTGATAGCACCTTTGTACTAGTATTGTTTAATGATAGGTCATACTCTCTATCTCCTGCAACATTCTGCACAGAGTTATTACTATACTTGCCAGAGTCAGTAGCTTCTATTTCTAAAATCTTAGAAACACTACTAGACTCTCCTTTGTATACAGACTCTCCATCCATCTTTACTTCACTACGTAAAGCTGAAATAGGATTAGTAGTCTTTATATTATACTTTTTAAGATCTTGAATTCCTTTATATAGATAATATACAGCAGTATAGTTATCGTACACTTTCTGTTTAACAGCTCTATTATCTGTTAAATAAAATCCTATTGCTCTTAAGAATTGGAATGCCTTATCTTCATCAATAATATTCTTAGTACCTCTTCCAAAAAGATCATTGTAAGGAAAAGCTTTAAGAATTGCATCTATGTTTAATTCATTACCCTGAGTTCCAGCTATAACAAAATTGCTATTCTTAATTCCTTGGAATTGTGAAAGAAACGTATCTTCTACTTGTCTAGTTGTAGGACTAGCCTCAGTAAATTCTATACGGAAACCACCAGTTTCAGCTGAATTAATAATACGAACTTCTTTAATTGGTACACGATATACACTAAAGTCACGTACAAAACTGATCCACATCTTTTGATAAGGCCAATCTTTAGCTTGTACATGATCCATAGGATTACCTAAACGATCAACTAAATACTTTATCTCAGGATATTTAGCTGATGCTTCTATAAGCTTGTTATACATCTGAACATCAGAAGTAGCTCCTTGAACAGCATTAATAATAATCCCCCATGTTCTATTAAAGTCAGCTAACTTAGCTACACCTAAACTATTTAATTTAGGCTTACCTGTTTTAGAATCAATTGCTGGAAGACTTTTTACTAAGTAAACACTTTCACTACTAGCTAATTCTCTAACAGATAGTTCATTACCTTTTCTTTCAAAAACATTTTTACCAAAGTTTTCTTCAAGTTGTTTTTCAGTTAGAGTTAAACCATCTTCTTCTTCAGCTTTATTAACTTCTGCATCATCTTCAGCTTCTTCTATCTCTATAGGACTCATTTCAGAGTATCTATCTTCAAAAGTAAGATAGGAAGAACGTTTCTTATGGAAAGCCAATGTACCATCAGCTTGTTCATTTCTAGAAACCTTTTCAAATTCTCCCCAGTTATCTAATGCAAATTGAGCAATACGTTTAGCATTCTCTGATAACTCTGTATTATTTAAAATAGTTTTAAAATCATTTCTGATCTTTTCATATAATGGTCCTAGTAATTCAGGATTAGTAAATATAATCCCTACACTTTTATCATATGAACTTAATGTAGATGCTATTAGAGAATCCATAGTTTCTACAAGAGTCATTGAATCTTGATAGTTTAATCCTTCAGCTTTTGTATCTAGACTCTGTATTCCTTTATTAAGTAATGAAAACTGTACATTCTTAATAGAAGGAGTATAGTCATTTATATTACCTACATACAACTTGTCATAAAGTTCTTGTATACTTTCTGTAGCCAAAGCATCTTCAGCAATTGATTTTAAACTAGCTCCTTTAAACACTTGCTTTAAGAAATTCCATATACGTCTAAAAATAGTATTACGAGCAGGCTTACCGTTTACTACATAGTTACCATTAGCCATAGCGTATTTACGGAAGTCTTCAGCCATAAACTCTTCTAACTGTAAATCAGTAGCAGCATTAAACTTAACTGTTCTACCATCAGCAGTAGTAAAACTACCAGCTAACTTTCTAGCTTCAGAATACAATTCAACCTTTTGTTGTTTAGTTAAAAACATCTGAGTAAACGCATGGAAAGCTTCATGATAAACATCAGTAAAGTTAGATCCAGCATATAAAACAATACCTGAGGTTGTCCATTCACCAACAGCATTACTATTAACTATGTTAAATAAAGTCTGAAGTTCTACAAACTTTGAAAGAGGACTGTTTTTAAACCACTGCTCAGCTAAATCAATTTGTTCTTTAGTAGCTTCACTAGATAATAATAAGGATTTCTTTAAAGAAAAGTCTTTACTATCTAATAAACTTTTAAACTCATCTATAGAATTATCTGTAGGAGTAGATTGTTCTATTGTAGAAATCTTTTCCGCTTTACTTACTTTTAAGCCAAACAATTTAGTTTGAACTTCTGTAGTTGGAAAAAGAGTGTTATAAGCATTTAAGCTTACTAATTTACCTTCAGCATTCTTAGATAGATAAGTGTTAAAGTTTGCACTTAAGAAGTTATTATAACGTTCTTTCTGCAACTGCACCTTACCATCTAAATTAACAGGCATCTGCATAAAAGATCCGATAAGATCTTTATTTACATTAACCGTTTGCTCTTTAAGGTTATTTACAAATGTCTCACGACCTGCAATATCTGTAGTGTCTAACTCCTGCTCTCCTTGTTTTACAAACACTTTACCATCACGCTCAAATACTTTAGTATCATTGCTAAAAACAAACTGCTTTAAAACATTAATCTTATCAATATTAGATTGTGTAGTATCATTAAATAATAACTCACCTAAGTTTTCAGCTAGGTTAGTTATATCACCAAACTTTGGTCTTTGAATAAGAACTGGATAGTCATAACCTGGTACATTAAAATATACACCACCAGAAACAACTACACCAGAAGTTTGCTTAGATACCCATGGGTTAAATCCTTTTTCTAATTGTATAGAAGAGATGGGACTAGCTTTACTAAAGTCTTCTTTAATATAACCACTTCTACCAGGAGTAATTGAAAACACAAGAGACTCACCAGGATTATTAATTACAAAACTACGAGCAGCATCTAATACATCTATCTCATTAGCTCTCTGCTCTTGTATAGTTTTAATATCTTCTTCCGTCTTATCAGACTTACTTATTAATTCTTCAACTGTTTGTACTCTTGGTATATAACGTTGACCACTTCTATCTGTATAAACATTTCTTAACTTACCATAAGCTAATCTACCACCTTCTTCTTTAGTAGTAATATTACCTTCTTGATCAAAGTATAATATATTTCCAGCCTTATCAGTGTATACTAATGCTAATCCTGTAGCATTATGTTTAGCTTTATTCTCTTCATTCTGATTAATATATGCTCTATCAGATACATATAACTCATCTTCAGCTATTGTATTAGCTTTTACAAGCTTCATATAAATACCTTTAACGTTATTTAATTTAACGTTATCAGCAGTTTGAAAGTTGTATTTATCCATTAACTCATTAAGCTTTCTCACTACAGCATAGTAAGTCTTCTTAGCTGGATCT